TCAATCACCATTCTGGGACATGTATCTCCACCTAGTGGCAGATAAACAAAGCCTTCAGCTTGAGCCATTTCTTCCAGAACTTCTGCATGAGACATACCCTGGAGGATCTTATATTCCTTGTCATTAGCCTCACACCATTCTATTGCATCTTGAGAACCCTTAATCCAAGATGTTGACCCTAACACTAGCCAACCGGAACGTTCGTGATCTTTATACTGTTCGTTAAGCGATTTCACAGTTGCAAAAAACTCATCGGAGAAAACTGAGCTTAGTACTTGCTGTTGACTGCCCTCTGTTTCATCTGCCATAAAGGGAAAACGGTCATGGTATCGTTGCATCTGGGCATATGACATATAGAACACTGTCTTTGCACCGTGGAAGAATGCCGAGATTAATTTGCCATGCATTTCATTATGACAATCGCAATCTGACATCTCAATCGACTTATGTTTCTCAATACTTCGATACCTACAAAACTTATAGTCATACTCAATAATGGTGTATTTAATATTGGCAACAACCGATGGAAGTAGTTCAGCATTGATAGATGAGAAATTTGTAAAGATCCAGTACTTGTTATAACCAGATTCTAATGTCTCCATGGAGATATCTCTAGCTAAAACTTTGTGGATCTTAAAGGGTGATGATTTGATGAGCGCCTCTGTTGTTAGCTCTGCTCCACCGAGGTAATCCTCAGCAAACATATCAGCAACAAACACGACGTCACAGTCTGAAGGAATCAAATGAACTTCCTTCTGACCAAATGGACTTGTAAACATAATTAAAACCTCTGAACAGACAGTCGAATTGAACGTATCTAAATTAAATCAGAAATTTTATTTGTACAATTCAGATTTTGGCTTTACCAATTAATTACTGGAATTCTGAATTACTGTTTTCTGGTATCCTGCTTCTTCAGTCTCTAATTATATATATACTATAGTAGAGGCCCCTAAGAAGAACCTGACAGCTGTGACTCTAGTGCTACTATTTTGTCGTTCAGTTCTTGAACGGCTTTTGTTAACACACATACCATCTTAGCATAATTCACACCCATTGTTTCATCTGGGTCATCACCAGTTGATACCATGTTAGGTAAAGATCCAGTCATTTCCTGAGCAATAAACCCGAAATCACCGGAACGATATTCGGCTCTATTTAATCGGCCGCCTCTAGAACCTTCTTTCCAATCAAATTCTACCGGCCTTAATGCGAGGACCTTTTCTAACATTGGATCCATGTCAGCAACATTTTCTTTCAGTCGTTTATCAGATGTAAGTGCAGATCCAGAATTTCTGACTTCACCTGTAGCGTTGATGTCCCCATTTGTGTCTAACGTATAAGATGGAGTACTATCATTGATACCGATATTATTTGAGGACGATGCTTCGAAGTGCATCCACTCATGTTCTGATCCACTAGCATCATAATCTGGTCCGGTGATCTTTAGATCACCCCAGGTGTTATAATGTTTTATAACGCTATTTTGACCAGACTTATATAGTCTCATTCCGCGCTCGAACCACCACGCAATGCTGGCCTTGTGGATAACGAAGCCCTTCGTAATGTCTGTTCCATCACATGCAATTCTCCACTGGAAATTATCCATGTTTCTGTCGCTATGAAGTGGCATCGGGTAAACAAACGAATCCCATTGAGAGTTAGACATTTCAGAACCCAAGATCTTGCCTACAGTAGAAAGTTCTGTATAATCTTGCTTCATTGTTGTTTGAGATGGCTGTTCAGATCCAGCTCCGATTCCAGTGCCCTTTTTATAAAATTTATTATTTGCTAATTCCCAATTTGTACCATTATCAAATGAGAACTGTAATATCATTGCATCTGACGCATCCAAGGCAGCCAGCGCAGTAGTATCAACAGTTCGTTCGAATGATGTTCCGTCTCCTTTGGCGAGGGACAAACATAAATAAGCTATTTCAGATACTCGGCTGGTACCATCCATTAGTGCATCTTCATACAGGAGGCCAGCAGAGAAACCGTTTGTAGAACCGTTAGTTGACCCAGCCACATCGTCAGGCGGGCCTTGAAGATATTCAATTTGGTGGGTATTGTGCACATAGAATGCTTCTCCCGAATCTATGGCAATCCCATCAAAATGCAACCGACCGATGCTGTGAAGATCATCTCCGGTAAATACTAATTTACGCCAACCGACTGCATCATCCGAATTGCCAGTACTATCCCCATCATACCTTGGACTTGCAACATTAACATAAGTTGTACCAGGAGAAGCACTATAAGTCGCGTACCAAGTCGTGTTAGATCTCTGTCTATATTCCTGGGCGGTAAAATTACTTAAACTTGATCCGCCTGCAGTCCGGGGATAGCATCGAATGTAATCCGTGGTCGAGCTCACAGGATTGGAAGAGTCGTTTTTCATAGCAAAATAAACTATAAGTTTAGTGTCTGTGCCTGAGGCTGGAACAATATCAATGTACCATTCCGGATCATCACCGTTACTATCAGTTGGGCCCATGTACGACCCGTAAGCATTGCTGCCGTAGTCCAAATTGGAACCATCTTCTTTTGTCGGCGCATTGCTATTTTGCGGTGGCCAAGTCTGGGAAGTCACCTGGGCGCCTTCGTTTACATAGGTAAGAACTCCGGCTCCTTTATACTCTCGATGGTAACTTCCGGAAACAATCGATGAATTATGCCCACAAAAAGCAGTTGCATAGTAAGAAGTGCTGACGCCATCAAACGTTGACTTTAGCCTCGCCCGCCTCGGTCCCAGGGCTGTGTATCCGCTGGTGCTGAATACAGTAAAATCCCCGTAGTCGGCGGTAGATGTATTACTACTATAAAGGCTGTTGCTAGCTGTGCTTTTATCATTACCGATCCAAGCCTCGGCAAATTGCGATTTACTACTTCCCCAAATCTGCCAATTATTTTGGAATTTTGTAGATCCGGAAGGATGTAACTGATGACCTGTTGCTTCAGATGCCATACCCCACATCTCTAGACTCATTGCTTCATTTAAACTATGCCCGCTGAGCGAAACTTGAGGTCCTAGAATTTTTGCAACAGAAATAGTATCAACATCACCAGCTAGAGTTGTACTATCTGGCCACACTGAAAAGAATCTCGTATTATTGTTAGTAGCTGTAGCATTATTGTTTGTTGTTAGGGCACCTCTAATACGAAGTTGGCCGACCCCTGCGGCCGTCATCGTATGAGCATTATCGATTTCTAAGGCAGTGTTCGAAGATACACTGGCACCACTACCTATCGCAGCATTTACAGAAACATCTAAGTTACCGATTATCGCAACATCGCCACCAGAAGGCACAACTGTTAGATCGCCACCACTACTAACTGTAAACGCCGCGGCGTTAGTGCCGTTATAAGAAAGTTTCAACTGAGATGATGTATTCATGACTTCGAGACCAGCATCTGGGTCGCTTACACCCATCCCGATCAGCCCACTATCAAGAATTCTCATGTGTTCAGTTGAAACAGTATCGTCGTCGTCGTTAATCGCTGATGTCCCAAACACAAGGTCACCACCCTTATCACCAGTTGTATGAGCTTCTGCCGCATAAGCAGCAATAAACGCTGAAGCTTCTGTAATAGAACTTGGGACATTACCATCGGTCGAATCAAACCCGATTCCACCAAGAATATCGCCATCATTTGTTGTTGAATCCGCTCTTACAACTAGAACACCATCATTTGTATCGGCGCCAGTATGCCTTACTGTCAGAGCATTTTCTGGAGTTGTACCACCAATGCCTAGTTTTCCTGGCAAGTATGAATCACCTGATGACTTTAGATATCCTGTTGCTGCACCTCCACTGCGAAGTTCAATAATTCCAGCAGATCCATCGTCGGTAATTCGAAGAACATCGTTCGAAGAATCTTCATCCTTAAAGTAAACATCACCTTTAATATGCAATGCGGCCTGAGGTGAGTCCATACCTATACCCACTCTATCGTTTTGGGCATTGACAAATATCATGTGTGGGTTATTATCCGATTCAACTCGGAAATCTATGTCTGCTCCGGCTTCATTAAATACCGTCGCGGTTGTACCCCAAGACTGATTTGCTACTCCACCAGTCTCTACATAAATTGCCTGGTTATTAAACTTCAGTCTTGTATTAGTATCACCAATATGTTGAATATACTGGGATACGTTAACTGTACTTCCAAATTCTATTTGATTATCAATTTGGCCAGAGCCATTAAACGAAATAGCAACATTTCCACCGGAGTCTTTAATATCATTCCCGGAGACAGTTAGGTTTCCGCCAACAGTAACATGCGTTGATGTTTCGAAACTTCCTGTAACTGCGGTAACACCAAGATGGTCGATGGACATCCTTTGCGTACCATTGGTTACAAATACTAAATCATCGTTATCTGCGCCAGCAACTGTCTCAGCTCGTACGTATGTATCTTGGTCAACATCCTTAGTTTCACCTAACGAAGCCCATGAAGAACCATTGTAGCCTTCGAATACAGAGGTTGATGTATTGTATCGGATACCGCCTTGGGTAGCCGTTCCCCGCTGGCCCGTTGTTCCAACTGGGACAACCATTGAGTCTGTAGCAGAAATGTGCAATGTTGTTGCAGGGTCATTTATTCCAATCCCAACTTTTCCATCATGCGTAATTCTCATACGTTCAGTTAGACCAGAATCTCCTGCATCATTTGTAGCAAAAGTAAGGTTTGCATCGTGCAAGGTTTCATCTGTGCTTGCAGATGTATCTCTCTGGGCTCGGATTGCTGCACCAATAGAATCTGCTTCTGTCTCTGTAGATATATCGAATGCGATTCCTGCGAAAGCGTCGGTTTGGACCGAGTCGTTCCTCAATGATAATCCAAAGGCACCGTATGCATTTGCTGCTGCAGCCTGAGCATTTGTAGCTTTTTCAATTTGGATAATCGATTGTGGTGTGTGATCTATAACAGATGCATCTCCAAATAATACGTTAGAATCTGTTGCACTGAATTTAATGCTTGTGTCACCATTAGAGTTTTTGATGACATCACCACCGGCAATTAATGATCCAGATGCTACGACATTAGTAGTTGCTAAGACATCAGTAAACCCAGTTGAACCGGAGAAGTGCGAGTCGCCACCAAACAATATGACCCCTCTGCCGTCGGTTTTAAACCGGTTTGCACCAGGTGTATTCCAGCCAGCCTTTGCTCCAATAGAACCAGAGAAGAAACAGAAGACATCTTGCCCAACGCCTTCAGCCGTAAGACCGTCAACAAAGTTATCAGAATTACCTGCAAACGCAATAGATCCAGTGGCCTTTAATTTGGCAGTCGCAGGAGTGGACCCGTGTACCCCAGCAAAAAAGTCTGTAGAGGCCGTATCAGATGAAAGCACGCTTAATGTCTTCGCAACATTTTCCCCATCCTTGAAATACAATGTGTTTGCAGTTCTATAAATTTTGACGCTATCATTTACCCCAAGCGCAACTGTACTCGGGCCAGATACAGACCCGGAAACATGTACATCCCCACCGAATGCCGTTTTTCCTCGATTATAACCATCATAGCCAATTGAACCCGAAACAAAGAAGTTTACATCGAGAGCTTGACCAGTGTTTTCGGCGTCTTGGTGACCACCAGACAGGATCAGAACTCTTTCGTTTCCAGCATCGACAAATAAACCGTGCGTTCTAGCATTAGTCTCTACTCGGAAGTCAATGTCCGCGCTGTCTTGATTAAACACAATAACATCTTGAGAATCATTTTCGGAAATCGTTATGAAGTTAACGCCTCCGGCCTGAATGTTTATGTTGTCATCTGTAAATCGAACATAGGTATCATCGTCTCCTAAATGCTTAAGGTATTCTGCAATTTGAAGATTTCCGCCAACAACCTTGGCTGAACCGCTTAAGGCAATCACGCTACTCGCGTCAGACTTACCAATCGCGAAGGTATTATTTTCATTAACCGTTAATCCTCGCCCTAAGGCAAAAGCGTTATTTCCGGTTACTGTATTGGCATTTCCTGCTGAGAAACTATATTGGCCTGAAACTGTATGGCTTGTTCCTCCAACAGTAGTTGAATAGTTTCCGCTAGCTGTATTTCCATAGCCACCTAATGTCGATGAGTAATCCCCACTTGCTGTTGCATCGTCACCACCGATGGCCGCAGCATGAAGCCCAGTAGCATCGGTCTGGTTCGTCTCACTACTACCCAATGCGATAGAGTAGTTTCCGGATGCGACAGCATTTTTTCCTATTGCAATTGTATTTGTATTTGTAGCAGATGGATTCCAGCCGGTTCCACTTTCGCTAATAGAGTCTCGATTCAAAATACTGTGTTCATGATTTAGGATAGAACCAGATACAACTAGATCTCCACCGATGACTGTAGTACCCCGATGACCATGAGCTGATGTACCATAAGTCGAACTAGATCCAGATATGTAGAACGCAACATCAAGTCCTCGAGCTTCATCGTAAGATGTGGAATCTCCACCAGATAAGATCAGTACCTGATCTGCACTTCCACTGGTTAAAATAGCATATGGTTTGTTGTCGGTTTCAACCCGGAAGTTTAAGTCTCTTGAATCTTCGTTAATGACGACGTTTCTAGTAGTGCTAGTGCCATCTAGCTTAATCATCGATGTACCACCAGAGTTAACTTCAATAAGGTTGTCAGTAAAAGTTATTCTTGTATCTGTATCACCGACGTGCTGAATGGTGCTTGGTACAAATATGTCTCCTGCAAATACTGTATTTTGGCTACCGTCAAAAGAAATTGCAGTAGCTCCACCAGCATCATGGATTTCGTTTCCGTCAACCCTGATAGTCCCGTCTAGTTGTAGGCTACCGCCTTCGGTTAATCTTGCAACTTCAGTAGAAGCATTATTTTGGAATGCGAAATATTGACTTGTTTCATCATTGTCTCCGTCAATCCTAAATGTCATGTTCCCATCAGTTTTGACTGTCAAGTCTCCATCTTCTGGGCCGCTGATGTCTCCGCCACTAACCGTAAGGTCTCCTGCGATTGTAACATTGTCGTCAGTATCCATGGTGATTGTCGAACCACCATCAGAGGCCTTGATAACATTTCCGCCAACCTTAAGATTCCCGGCTAGCTGAGTTTCTGTAGAGCTAAACGTAACAACTGTTCCGCCAGCACTGTTTTTAATATCGTTACCGCCGACTTTAAGGTCACCAGTAGTGGCTACATCACCAGTACCAGAGAAGGTTATAGCCGATTGAGCACCGGCCATAAGAATATCGTTACCGGAAACCTGCAGGTCTCCAGTCGTAATAACCTTACCACCACCGCCAAGCGTAATAGTAGATCCTGCTGAAGTCGATTGGGTAAAAATTACTTTAGATTCGTCAGCATCACCAAGGATGTTTCCGTCTACCTTTAGATGTCCTTTAATTTCCGTATTCTGGGCGCCGTCAAAGGTAATAGCAATATTACCACTGTGATCCTTAATGTCATTACCCCAAACTGTAAGATCACCCCAAATGCCAACGTCGCCGGAACCGGAGAGATGGATCGCGGCAACATTGCCTGAATCAAAAACATCTCCTCCATCGACACTTAAGTCGCCAGCGACAGTCGCATCACCTGCTTCAGAGACCTGGAAGATTACGGCATTTGCACCGTCCATAACCTGGAAGTTATTCGTCCCATCGTTATCTTCATCTAGGTGGACAACAACCCCTAGGTCTGACTTGAGACGAAGAGCTGCATCAACTGGGCCACTAATATCACCACCACTGACCCGAAGATCCCCAGCGATTGTAACGTTGTCATCGGTATCTAAGGTAATTGTTGAACCACCGTCGGAAGCTTTAATAATGTTGCCCTGGAGCCTAAGAGTACCACCAAGGGTTACGTTACCAGAAGAGTCTAGAATAAAATCAGAAGCATCGACCAACGCAGCTGCGCTGTTAATCTTGAATTTATCACTATCACTATGGTCAATCCCCATGACCCAGAAATCTTGTGATGCCTTCTGAAATCTTTGAAGAACATCGCTACCGACTGCCCTATTGATAATTAGGTCCCCGCCATAAGTTTCTGCTGACCCTGATGATACTACGTGCTTGTTTGCCGGAGTTATTGTACCGACCCCAATACTCCCGTCGTTTTTGATTCGAAGCCTTTCTACTTCGGTCCCAGAACCATCTGGTGTAGTGCTAAACGTTAGTCTAGACGGAGCATCAACGGAACCCCAAGCTGCATCAGCCATACCCTTGATCGATGCGGCTCTTCTAAATTGACCAGAATCATAACCCCAAAAGCTTACTGACCCAAGATTGTCTTCTACAGATACAACAGACTCTGAACCTACGGTGCCTCGGGATTTTTTAAACATGAGATCGGCGCAGGTAGCGTTGTCGATGGCCTTGGTCGTTGTAATTCCGCCACCATCATTATCTAATCGGTTCGAGCCTGCTGTGCCTGACGAAGAATCGACAAACAAATTTGTTGTAAAAGTGGCGGCGGCCTGGGCAAGAGTTAACTTGGTCGCGTCTGTTTCTCTATAGTCTGTTTGAAAGATTATACTCGTGTCGCCGTTTGCATCTGTTTGGTCTGCAAGAATAGTTAAATTACCAGAACTATCTACACTAAAATTCGAAAAGTTGGCAGCATCATAAGAAAGCTTAAGTTGCTGGCTAGTGGAGAAGACCTCAAGCTGAGCTGAAGGATCCGCGACACCTACGCCAACTTTTCCTACTGTAGATAAAGCATAGCCCGCATGAGAACCAGTTATGCCAACAGATCCCGGAAAGATTGCACCCGATAAGTGGGCAACAATGCCATCATCCGTCATAAACCTTGTGCCCTGGCTTCCCGAAAACGCAGAGGTCTTCGATGCATTTCTTATTCCGTTACCAGTCAGGTTTTTAACAAAATTATCTACATGAATTCTTTTTGTTTCCCTAAGGCCCATAGTACCGGCTATTTGCTGAGAATTATCGGCAATAGCTAGCCAATCATTTCCGTCCAGATTACTGTTACTGAAAGAACTTGTCAGTTCCTGAATGTCCAAAGAGAATACTGTATCGGGTGTTGCGTGATGTTGCACTGCAAGACCATTACCGCCGTGATAGTTTCTACCAATTGAAAATTCAGAAGTATTCCCAGCAAGATCAGCCATTCTTACATACATTGATCCTGTGGCTGCGAAGATCGAACCGTCTCCAGCTGGAATAGTTAGGTTTGTATTTCCTTGGCTACTCGGTGCAGCACCCTGGTCGTCAAATGTAATTGCGCCGGACATGTTTAGGTGACCAGTTTGTGTCATGTCGACTTCCATGACTTGCTTTTCTGCATACAGGGTACCAGAGATAACAACGTCTCCGGTAAACAGCGAAACACCCCTAGTGCCTACTACGTTTTTTCCACCGGCAATACCTTTTACATAAAAGTTTACATCATTTTGAGCAATATCGGCAGTCGAATTTCTTAAAAATGTAACTGCATTCTGATCACCGATTGTCTGAATCGCAGCCGAAAGTGCTGCAGTTTCCACTCGGAAATCATGGTTATTGCCAGATTCATTGATTACACCGCCTTTTGTAATAGATAGGCTTCCAATCGCAGACGTGTCTCCGGTATCAGTAACCGCAAAAAGTGAAGTAGCGTTATTACTATAGATCTGGAGGGATTGACTGGTTTCATCATTGTCATTATCCAGGTGAAGAACCATATTGCCATCGGATCTGATATTTAGATCTCCATCCGTTGTGCCATAGATGTCTCCGCCAGTAACAGTGAGGTCTCCGAGAACAGTAGCATTTCCAGAAGAATCAATTTCAAAGTTAGAGGCATTGGCTAGTGATCCCGCGGAATGGATTTTAAACTTATCACTATCGGAAGCGTCGACACCTGCTACCCATTCATCACTACCGTTAAGCTGAAACGTTAGTTCCGCGTCATTGCCTGCTGACCTCTGGTTAATGATAACTTCACCACCATGAAAACTACCTGTTCCGATAGTGCCAACATTTCCGTTTTCACCGACAACAAAAACCTCATCTAGGTCTTCGTTTCGTATAGCAAATTTTGCCAGATCTCCAGAATATAGTTTTAGTCGATCAAGACTTACAAAAACGCTTCTATCGGAAAAAATACCTACATTACTACCTGATGCACCATGAATCGCACTAAGTGATTTATTATTACTAACAAAGTTTAGTGCACCGCTTACGGCCACCCGCCCGCCGAATAAAGTTACAGCCTCCCGCGAGCCACCATTCGAAGTCATCGATGCGGTTAAATAATGAAGTGGCTGCATTACATTGGGCTCTGATCCTGAAATAAAGAACCAGACGTCGTTTCCGACATATTGAAGCAACTTAGTGTTCATTGTACCCTGATCGTCGTCAGCGGCACTTGCACTATAAATGGTAAGCGCAGGAGAAGCAAACGGCGTTGTGCCGGATGCTATCAATTGGCTTATTCTCATTTGCTGTGAACGGAAATCTCTTGACATAACTTATCCCTTAAAATTACAAAACTACTCGTAGGCTGAAATTAAATATCTCACATAACCGGTTAATTTGGAAGAAAGTTCAATTCTAAAGCCCGTGTCCGTGATATTCGTGAACGAAATCCCAATATTGGCGTTACTTAAACCCATGTCCTGGCCTGATGCAAGGCCACTTATTTGCAAGTCATAAATTGCGTATCCATCATTAACCGAATTAGAGTCTAGAAAAAACCTTAAATAATTTGCTGATTCATGTTGCCCACTCTGATCTACATCGATATAGAAATGATAAAATCGCTCGGAATGCGTATCGTCACCATTGAATTGACCATCGCCAGTCGATAGAGCCGTATATGACATGTCTTCGGAATACGCCCTATAAACTGGTGATGCTACATTGGTCCAAGTAGTGCCGTCCGGAGAAATCTGGATTTTGAAGTAGTCGAACTCATCGCAAAGTCCACTACCGCCATAGAAATTTGAACCTTCAGAAGCTCGCCAAGATATTCTATACTTTGGCACTTGGATTTTTGAAGTCGTCGTAAGCGACGAGTCATAAGGCGCATTATCTTCTTCGAATCTTATTGTTGCGGTTTTGGCTTTTAAAACTGGCAAGCCCCAACTTGTTGCTACCGAGTCTGCAATAGTTAGCGCAGCAGTAACTCCAGCAGAAGCCGTCCACGTAGAAACAATCACTCCGCTTCGCAAAGGATTATCGTATGGTATCATGTCTACGCCTGTACACTTAATGGATACCTGGCCCCTGTGTGATCTTCCTGCTGAGTTTGTATCGAATGAAACGTCCTTATAGTCTTGGTTTTGAAACTGTGCAGAGCCTTCTTCAATTGACCCTCTAGTTGTTTGTGGCATCAACTATCTCCGATTAAGAAGACCTGAATATGAATGTTGCCTGTAAATGGAGCAGAAGCTTCCCAGTCGAACCCATTCACGTCAAGCCTGGTAATAAATACATTAACCATACCTTGGCTATCTTCGCCTAATTCGGCAGATAACGAAACTGTTGGAATTGAAGTGTAACTTAACGTGAAATTATAGGTGCCCGACGAATCGTTCGTAACACCAACCCTCGTAGATTCTACAGACATCTGTTCATCTGAGATGGTAAAATATCTTGGGGTTTTACGAATTCTTGGATAGACTTTTCGAAACCTCTGTCCATCCCTTCTTCTAAATGTGCTAAATGCCATAGTCCACTCCTAGTTGTGTCTTAGAATAATTACTATGTAACAAAGAACTTAACGCTAAAGAATTTTTCCGGCTTCCGTAGCTAGATCAGAACGCTGTCCTTTTGAGAGATGCACGTGTGCAGCTAAATTGGATTGCCTAAATCTATCTATAACTATGCTCAAACCATTAGATCTCTTGTCGATATATGGTGTATCAATTTGATCGACGTCTCCTAGCAAAACCACTTTGCTATTTTGGCCAACTCTTGTGATTATTGTCTTTAGTTCATGAATGGTGGCATTTTGTGCTTCATCAACAATAATGAACGCATCCGAGAACGTACGGCCGCGTATGTATGGGATGGGCGCTATTTCAATGTCTCCCTTAGTAATCATGTGCTGGAAGTACGAAAGGTCATTAAACGCGTGTCTGACGTTATCCATAATGGGCGCCAGCCACGGAGCCATCTTGTCTTCCATACTACCGGGAAGATATCCTAGATCCCTACCAACCGGCTGGAGTGTTCTTGTTATTACCAATCGTTTTTTAACACCCATCTGCTCTGCGATTGCGCCGCCCTTTGTACTATTTAGCGCAGCCATTAGCGACAAGAATGTTTTGCCCGATCCAGCTAACCCGGTCAGGGTAACTAATTTTATATCTGGGTCTAGCAACGCCTCTATGGCGAACCGTTGCTCGCTGTTGCGTGGTTCGACCTGGTATAGTGAACACATTTCTTGAACTAACGGTCTTAAAAGTCCATTCTTATTTTTTGCAAGAAGGCTTTTACCATTATTTCCTTTACCAACCACAAATACGTTAGGGTCTAGTTCAGACTCCTGCTCCAGTTTTTTATCCGAATAGAACTTGTCGATATCGTGATCATTGAGCGTTAAATCAACCCACCCGCGATAATCGCCTAAATCGTTTTCTATGTGATCCTTATAGTAGTCCTCTGACTTTACACCCAGGGCGTCGCATTTAACCCTAAGGTTAATATCTTTTGTAATTACTGTGACTTTGGTTTTTTTGTTTGAGTCAATAGTTCTTAATGCACAAGCAATAATCTTATTATCGTTTTTTGCCTTATCTAGACTTCTTGAAGCCCGATGGCCGTTTTCAGTGGACGTATCGAAAGCATATCTGTGATCATATTCTTCAACCAGCTTCCAGTCATCCACAATGGCCACAGAGCGAAGTTCATCTAGGTATCTGTTAACATACCTAGCAGACTCACCAAGAAGGCCTGGTTTGTCTTTAAACCTATCTAGCTCTTCCAAGACCGCCATTGGTAATACGATATCGTTACCGGGGAAGGAATGAATTGAGGTTTTATCGTATAAAAGAACCGATGTATCGATTATAAAAATTTTTCTAGACAAAGTAACTCCGTACATTTAGTAATGTTGTTGTATTATAGGGTTAATCGTGGAGGTAAAATGGAAGACGTGACTAAGAAGACCTGTTTTTCGAATTGCAAAAGTGCCAATAAACAATGCACCAATAGCCTGTGTAGATCCTGGTTTGATTCTAAAGAAAACCTTAATTGCACTATACTAGCAGCTGAAGCCGGACCAATGACATTACAGAAGATAGGCGATTTATTTGGTTTAACTCGTATGCGCATTTGTCAAATTGAAAAGAATGCTATAAAAAAAATTAAGGAAAACTTCATTATAGATCATGAATAATTATGCAAAAAAAAAGGTTCTCAAAAAGAGAACCTTTAAAAATGACCTTACTAATAGGAAATTAGGCGTTACTTAGTCGCCTTCCTTTCCTTATCGGCTTCTACAGTCATTTTCACAAGATCAGCAGCTTCCTTCTTTAAAAGCCGTAATCCTTTCCGTGCGCGAACGCCAGCGGAGGCATTGCCTCCAGCATTCTTGTTAACATCGAGATCGATGCTTTCAACGAGAGTTTTTAATTCCTCCCACTTATTCAAAATGTTAGACATGAATTGCCTCCTCTGATTTTTGCTTTGAATGAGTTATTAGGTTTCTAATATCTTTCATTAGATTATTATCCTCCAATTCTAATGCAAGTAAATTAATGATTTGAATAATTTGTTGCTGTGACACACCAAACCTCATTATCTCTTGTGTAATTTCTCGAGCAGCTGCGTTTTCTAATAGATCTTCAGCTTCCTCGTTTTCTATTTTCATGGTAGATCTCTCCTGTCAATATACGGTTCAATAGTAAATCTTTCGTATGAATGAAATTTTAAAAGCTTACCTTCGGTGCCTGTATCATTCTCTTTTCTTTCTAAAATAACAAAATTGCCCCATTGACGTTCTTGAAACAAGAACAATGATTGCTCCCATGTTGGTAGATCGCAATTATAATTTTCTAATACTTCTGCAACCTGGCTCGGCAACATAAAAGCCACATCCTTTTTAGTTACGAGCGAACAGTCTTCTCTACCAGTAACAATTTCTGATCTACACAAATCAATGACCTGGTGAATCACGCCGCAATTATTGCATTGAACTGTTTTTGGCATTACAGTATCCGAATCATCTAAAACCGAAAATACAACAAATTCATGAATAGGTGGATTTGGGCTGGTTCTAAATTGCGGCAGAATGCAATGGCACTTAATGGTGTGCTTTATACCCTTCATAATTGTTATTGTCGTGATGCGACTAATGAAAAACAATCATCCATAACAGCATGAATAACCTTAATTAGTTTGCCTGCATCATCCTGAGACATCTCAACAGCTTCAGTGTTGACTGCTTCGAATACGACATTAGCAAGTTTTACCTTTGAGATCTCTTGCAGATCTCTAAGCGCTGATAATTTTTCCATTTGTTTTTTTGAACTCCTTCTCATGAGATTCTCCTCTTTATTATTTTAAAGGTTGCAATTATTTTGTAAACCAATCGGCTATGCTTGACGCGGCCCAGGAATAGGGTTTTCCAACATATTGGAATCCCATGCCTTCAACAAACCCTTTGGCAGAATGCATACATCGATAACTCCTATATTTTGGATTACAATTTATGTCTGCATGTATTTCAATTACACCCAATAGCTTTCTGGTTGTTAAATAATTTGCAATCATTATGCTAATTTCTATTTCTTTCATTAGCCTTTGTTCAATACTAAAGTTCTTATAATTCTGAAATCTAAACGTATGTACGACAAATTTTATACCAGTGTTTACTTGAATGCATACAGAGATTGCAAATTTAGTGTATGAACCGCAAGGTTGAGAGTCTGTACCTACATAGCATTTTATTATTTTTTTATTTCTATTTATGAAATCATCTAATAGAATTTCTTCTTCACCATTTCTCCATTTTAATTTATCTATCTGATCATTGGTGAACATCATCCCTTACAACCGCTCGATTTGTATTTTGAAAAATCTTACAAACCTCAACAAATTGTAATGCTGCTATTTGTAAAGAAGGCTCAGGAAAATAAACATTTTCTAGATTCTGAGAAACAGAAACCTCTTTACATAAATAAGCGCAACATGTTTTTAATATGCTAAATGCGATCCCCAACTCTCTTGCAACGGCATCAAACAATTCTCCACTAGGCAAAATTACCTCACAAGAATTACTTGTTAAGTTGCTTAATCTCCGAGTTAACAACTCCTGTTTGTCTTGTGAATTAGCATTCTTTATTTTGTTTTTTAAGGCCATAATTTGATTATCTACATTACCTAGATTTTTTCCATAAAATTGAAATGACTCTTTTTCTAGAATAACTTTTTCGCTATAACCAAAACGTGACGAATGATCCCCAGAAATGATATCTCCTAGATCAGAAGAAATAGGCAACCCGCCTACGACTGCAGTTAGGTCAGCAATAGAATTAATAGAGTCTAGGTCAAACCCAAATTCTGCTGGAATTATTTTTAGTTTCTTCGCGAGAAAATTTATTTTTAATACTTCTAGTATCTCGTCAGTAAATGATCTCGCCGCTATTATAAAATTGGCATTTGAGTCATAAGAACGATTGAAAAGAAATTCAAGTTCAGCAACCTCAGCTGCAGCTCCGTTAATCATAAAGAAATAAACATCGGAGATTTCTTGCGGCAATGCAAAATCTATTCCAATAAATTTTTCTGGGATCTGAATCCTTACTTCTGGTTTAGATTTAACCCTAATGATTGGTTTTTCTACAGGTTGCCTTGTTACTGAAATTTTTGAATCTGCGCCTGTAATGGTTATTATTTCTGCAAATAAAAACTTGGCTAGTCTACCGTTGATTGTAGAAATTGCAGATTTTTTCGCTTCAGAAAACGAAACCCTTTTAGAAAATTCTGACGTCTCTTTAAGAGATTCGTTTATCATTGCGATCAAAGCAATCCCGCTAGTGGGGAATCTTTTTTCACAAAACACAATTGAGTCTGCAATTATTTCGCATACTCTTTCTTCAACGGTGTTTTTGCAATAGAGCTTTAATAAGGAATGAATCGTACCAATGTTGGCAGGTATTTTTTTTCCGTCTTTTAATATTACTCTTTGGTTTAAGACATCACTGCAAATTTTTTTTATTGGAAGAAAATCTTTTGTATTAACATCGTGGACTGATGTCTTAATGAAATGTTCCATTCTTCGAACCACTGGCTTTCAAATCAGTGGCATTATTAACGGCACCGATGATTGTATCCACAACATTTCGAATAGATTTTTCTGCTGTTTCTCGTCGGCTTTCTTCTTCAGCCTTCTCCATCCCTAGAGCTACCAGTTTACCCAGTAGCCCTAATCCGACTAGCGTTAAGCTAAACGCAAATGCCGAGGAGTAGAGATATACACCGGATAGCACCAATATTTCTGACATTCCAAAAGCTATTTTCATGAATCCCTCCAGAGATTATTACTAGCATAAGTTAAAATTTCTTCTGCTGACTGTTCATTATAACCATATTCGGTCATAAGTGTACAAACCATTTCACTATATTTTTTCCTCTGCTCTTCATCTCTTGTCTTGGATTTGGTTACAATTCTGGCCATATCCTTAACAGAATTAATGAGGTATGACTCAATAGCCTCTTTAAGAGGTTCATAAGACTTATAGTCTACCTTTTCTTTTCTGCGCATCTTAGCAAACATATAGGCGGTAACGTCAGACCTGAATCCTTGCTTAGAAGAACCAGTAATTCCAATAACCTCTTCGATAGATTTCATGAATGTTTCGTCTGGCATACGTTCTTCTCTCGTTACGTTATCTCTCATTTTGCTACGAGTACTGAATGCCTCTGCATTATCAAGGTATGTGTCAAACAAAGACTGCGCTTGTTCTTCGTAGGCTGTAATAAATGCTTTCGCAATTTCTGTTTCTAGAATGCTGAGATATTCTTCTCTCACTACCTTTCTGATAAGCTCTAGACACTTTTCCCTGAAGTCTTCATCGACGATCTGTTCTTTAACCATCTTTGTAATAGACGACATTACCCCAATAGGCGTCACGCAACCGGAGTCTGATTCACAAAGCGCGTAGTCTATTGCTTTCATAATAAACCTTGTAGAAATGCCTTTCATTCCTTCGCCACGAGATTCTTCTCTAAGGTCGGTTATATCAATTTTTTTCACTCGGCCTTTTTCGATGACTTCTTCACCGTTGTAGATTTTCATTTTTGTTAAGACGTCACACTTTTGAGATTGCTTGAGGCGACTCATGACAGAAAACATTGATGCAACCTTGATTGTATGCGGAGCAATGTGGGCGTTAAAATCAGAACGTCGAAGAATCTTTTCGTAAATTTTGATTTCCTGATCAAGCTCTAATACATACGGAACGTTGATCTTTACAACACGATCTAAAATTGCCTCGTTTGTATGTTCGCTCTTAAACCTATTCCATTCGCTTTCGTTACAGTGTGCAAGGATAACACCGTCAAAGTGTACCATGTCGTGTTTACCTGGCGCTGGCACACGTTTCTCCTGAGTAGCGGTGATGATTGTATGAAGAAACTCAATCTCGTTCTTGAAAACCTCGATAAGCTCTACAATTCCCCTGTTGCCAACATTGAATGCACCGGTTAGATTCAGTACCCGCGGGTCATCTTCAGAATATTTATCCAGCTTTGAAATATCTTCAGACCCAATCAAAACAGATACGTCTTGACTATTGGCATCCATTGGTGGAACAGATGCGATCCCCCGACGACCACGCTGAGAAAACGACGACTGAACTACTGGGAAGTTTTCGTAGTGACCGTCTTGCTCGTTCAAAAGCTTCCATCGTGCAACGGGGCTTAGGTCTCCTTCGATTTTAACTCCCAGCATTTCCTCAAACTGTGCCCGGAGGGATCGCGGGAGAAGTTGTAGAGGTTCGCCTCTCTGGGGGTCGCCTTCTAGGTGATAATATTTTTCACCGTCTAGCGCACTCTTAATGTGTTCTGTTAGTGCACTTTTACCTGCACCAACAGGCCCCATTAGTAGAAGAACCTGCCTGCTTTCCTCTCCTCTTAATGCTGCTCCTTTTAAGAATCTCATGATTCTTTCAATTACTCGTTCATTACCATAAAATTCTGTTTTGAAATAATCGTAAATTTTAACATTATCTCCGTTAAAAATCTTTCTCTTTCTATCACTTCCTTCTTCAAATTCAGATACGCCCTTTTCACAAACAGCATCGTAAAGCCTTTTATGTGCCAATTTTACAATATCAGAATCTTCAGAGACCCGAGACAGGTATTCTAAAAATGTACCCTGAAACTTCTCCGGTCCCCGAATTTTTCTTTGCTTTTCTATAAGTTCTAAAAACTTGGACTTATCCATAATCCTAAACCCCTTTTAAATTTCAAACGGTGCGTCGTCCACCATAGTTAATAATTTTACATCATTTTCCCAAATGTGTTTAGTATGTTCTACAACTTTTTTAGCGTAGTTCAACTGGAGGTCTCTCCCATCGTGTTCGTGATGTAAGATAAGGACGTTATTTTCTTCAAGATCGTTAACATAAATAGTCGGTATTGAATTTCCGCCTATTTGCTTTATCAACCTATTCTTCACGTCCTTCCACCCTATGTCATCAGATACATCAGTTACCACGATATGGTCTTCCTTTTCTCCGTAGGAAAATAAATTAAGCTCTTCGCAATCTTCTTGAGTTAAATATTGCCTTATGAAGCTTTCATCATTGTGAACCTCTCGTGCAATAAAACATTCTTCTAAATCGTATCGTTCTTCGATTTTGTTAAATAGGTGAAACCCAAGGTGATACGGATTAATTCTGCCTACATGTGGCCTAACTACTTGGTTATGTGATTTCAAGAACGGAATATGCAATCCTTGTGGCAAATCTAATTCGTGTAGAATTTTATAATGCCAAAAACAAGCCCAACCCTCATTCATAATTTTCGTTCTGATTTGTGGCATAAAGTAATAGGCTTCGTCCTGAACTATTTGGATAACATCGCGCTTCCATTCACTAAGGTTATTTGCATATTCTCCAATAAACCCTAAGATGTCATATTCTTCTTCAAACGGTATTTTGTTAAGAGCTTCTTCAGTAAGCCCATGATCATCTATGGACACAGCGCCCTCGATCCATCGCTGTCTTTCTTCTTCGATTTCTCTAATGCTAGTTGGAAATCTGGGCACCTGATAAGAAATAGCGTGACATGAATCAATCATCTGTTCTACAGATGCGATTCCAATGCTAGGGTCTTCAATGTATTTTTGAATTCGTTTTTTTGCATTGCGCATTCTAGGGACTACAGTATCAGCTCTAGTATACATAAAATTTCTATTTTGCTTGAAGAAGTCTGAATGACCTACACAGTGGGCCATTATTAAAACTTGCAAATAAAGCGGATTTTCAAGCATTAGATAAGAGATGCACGGATCAGAATTAATGATTAATTCATATGGAAGTCCCGTAGCTCCGGCATTATATTGACTATGTTGAATTTCAAAAGACTTACCATAACTCCAATGCCCATAATGTGTTGGCATTCCGTGATAAGACATATTACCAATCATCTCATAATAATCACAAGTCTCATAAGTTATGGGATACCAATCTAGATTATGGCTTCTAGCAATCTCACAGATTTTTTCATCCCAATCCTCTAGATCTTTAAGGCTCCAGCTAGTCATGATTGCCCCCCAAAAAATTTCTTAAACGCAGGCCAGACATCTTGAGGCGTTCTTATTCTAGCCATCTTAAAGCTACCACCATCCAGATATTCATAAGCCTTACTAAGGGTAGTTTCGTTTAGCCATTTAATGGCTTCTCGCTCTGGCTCAATTTCACAGTAGCCATAAAGTTGGCAGATTGACTTTAATTTTTCAGAAGCGATAACAGCTCTTTCCATGTCTGATGGCCAGTTATCTCCATCTGAACAATGAAAAGCATATAGGTTCCATGACGCTGGGTTAAATCTTTTTTCGATTTGTTCCAAAACATGGTCAAGTGCAGGGCTTACCATTGTTCCTCCACTAGAGCCTCTACCAAAAAACTTGTCCTCATCGGTTTCATAAGCATGCGTATCATGAGCAACGAAAACGATTTCTGTTTTTTCATACCTTGATCGTATGAAATGATATAACAGAAAAAAGAAACTCCTTGCAAGATATTTTTTATCTTTCGTCATCGAGCCAGAAATGTCCATGATGAAAAAGATAGCGGCATTAGTTGCGTATTTTTTCGTAGTCTGGATATGTTTATATCGTAAGTCTTGTTCTCTAAAAGTAAATGATTCATCACTATCAGGATCATAAGTCCCGGCCCTTTCGGCAGCCTTCTTTCTACGGATTCTTCGTTTAGCAGTTTCTTTCTTGCTTAGCCTTGGACGGATACCATCGTTTCTATAGCCCTTTCTTTGGAATTTTTCCTGGACTATTTCTTTCATTTTCTTCTTTTCTAGATCAGGCAATTCAAGATCACGGAAAAGATAGTCCGCTAGCTCTTCGAGAGTAACCTCTACTTCATAATATTCTTCGCCCTGTTCGTCACCGGGCTTATCTGGTTTACCAGGTTTACCCTGGCGTCGTCTGGTACTTATTTTTTGTCCACGTGAGATGTCAGCATCTCCACCGGCCCCGACTCCATTATCGTTTTGGCCGTATACGAACTTATATTCTTTTATTCCTCTAACAGGAATTTTTATTTTTTTCTTCCCGTCTTGACCAATAATGGACTCTTCAGCCACAATATCGTGAACCCCTTCGCGAATTGCACGTTCGATCTTTTCTTTATGGCGACGTCGATCACTGGCACTTCTGTCTGCTGTTGTTCTGTGATGGCTAAAAACACTACCCATTATTGTTCCTCAAAAAATAATTATTATTTATAATAAATAACCGTGGTCATTTTGTGCAATCAGACATTAAACGTAGTTCTTCCAAGCAAATCGTTTTCGGTTTAGGACGTAGGCCCAATCTTTCTGATTTTCGTAGGCCTCTTTCTCAAATGGAATATTCATGTAAGCCTCTGAGTTCGATTGGCCCTTGATTTTATTGAACAACCAGAAACCCGCGTACAGCACATAGAAAGGAAGAACCAATAGTTCAGCTTGCTGACGGATGTGGATACGCTCATGGTTGATTGTGATGTCATCAGCGTCATCCCTGAAGATGATCCACGGCCAGAGTGTAATAGCTCGGATAGAAATGAACCAGCTGAGCAGCTTTGGGATTCTGCTGTTCCTTACAATTATTCCGTATTTTAGATCAGGCATTTTTTTGTCCCTTATCAAGATCTGTTTTTCCGACGGAGTCTCCTTTTACATCATAGCTTTTGTACCATTCAATAAATCCCGTCGGAGCAACGAAGTTTTCCATCGAATATTCCCGAGGCTTCGGGCCCAAACCATCTATAACCTTGAGGCCGACGTCGCCCATCGAGATAATCTCACTAAGAAAATAGGATTCATAATCCCAATAAATTTGCTGAATAAGCCACGGACTGAAATTCTCTTCCATCCTGTTGGCCAGATCATCGTCCCCTAGGGTCTCCCGAATGAATTTTATGATGTCTTTTTCTTCACCGCCCATCACCCCCGACCCAGTCGTGACTACTCCCAGAGCCGCCATAGCCCAACCAAAGCCTTTTATGGCCGCCGGCGCAAGGGTGCCCCCACTCAACCACACCAATATAGAAGCGCCAATCGCAAAGGCAGCTAGGCCAAAACCAAGCAGTTTCGAACCTCTCCCCGGCCCAGCACCACCCAGGTCTCGGATCCACTCTTTCGCCAGAGCAGCAGCACCTGCATGATCTCGCGTCTGAATATCTATTAAGTACAATGCAATCGTTGCCAATTCTTCTGTTTCCTCGATACCTCGATGTTTGAAGGCGCGTTTCATTGATTTGAGGTTCGGCCTCTGAAGGATATCTCCCCAAATGGTATCTGAACTTCTAATAGTTTTGATCATGGTATCGTTGCTATTTTCTACTTGTTTTGCCTTTTTTCTTGCCTGGGAAATCATCCAGTCCGGCAACTTTTGTTCGACTTCATCACCGATATCTTCCAGGGTAGACTTGTAGTCTTCCCCTGTCGCGTGACCTGTGACAAGCTCGTCAAAGGCATCTTTATACAAATCAGGGTTTTTTATTACGTCCCACATGTCCTGGGCTTTACCTTCTTCCAAAAGTTCTGGCTTTGTATAGAGGTACTCTGCCATCGAGTGCTCGTGTAACAATTTGCTTTTCATGCTAGCTCCTGAATCGCCCAATCAATGAATGGTTTTAGATAAATATAACTTAAACCACTTAACTCTTGCGGTTCTAGCCATTCATAGCCATCATGTTCTAAATGACCGTTATGAGGATTAGGCTTAATTATTGGATCTTGATCTGTTTTGCATAACCAAACAGTTAACCACAGTATTCTAAACGGGCCTGCAATGATGTCGGATTTTCCGACCCGCACTTCGGCCTCTTCCCAACACTCTCTTACTGCACATTCCCATAGACTCTCGCCGACATCTAGGCAGCCCTTTGGGATATCAAAAATCCCACTACTTCGCTTTTGCATTTTAGTAGGGCCAATCAATCCTAAAAATTTTTTCTTTCCATCAATCTCTCTGACTAAAATCAGACCCGCACCATCGACAGCCACACTTATCTCCCATAGTCGTCTTCCAACCTTACTACGTCTTCTGGATAATAAGTACTGACTTCACACATGGTTACTGAGCCTTTGTGCGCACAAAATCTATGAATTAATCCTGGCGAGATGTGAAAATGATCCCCGACCCCCATTATCAAAACTTTCTCTGGAGATTTTTTTAATTCATCCCACCCTATTTCAAGCCGTAAAAACCCCTTAATGATGTAGATCGTCTCTTCTTTTTCTTTGTGGAACTGCCTACTAAGCCTATGGTTATCGATAATGGTTATCGTTTTGCCTAAGTATTTTTCCGGAACGTAACCCCAAATCTCTTCCATACCCCATGGCTTCTTAACTATCTTAAGTGTTTTTTGCTCTAGCATCCCTCATCTCGCCATGTATAATGAAACAGAACCAGAATTATGGTTTTGAATTATTTCTTCGGTAATAAGATAGGCATCACATGGCTTCTCATATTTTTGGCAAATGTCAATACACTGCATTACATAGGCTTTCCCGTCTTCATAAAGCTCGACCAATGACGGATCTAAATTAATCATCAAAGACTCATAACAAAAACTCTTGTTTGGATCACCCGAGCACATCAGGATCATGTTGTCGGTATCGATCCCTTCTTGGTTCAACCATAATTTAGGACCTATAAGATCATCTCGACCCGTTACTAAAGCAACTTGACAATCTGGATCTTTAAGGTCTAATCTCAGTTTGCTCATTGTCCAATGAATTGGTTTTCCATTCTTAGGAAGCCCTTGAAAATCTTCAAAGTTAAATTCTTGGGTTACTGGATCAAATGAATCTGTTTCTCTGTAGGCTGTGTACTCCATTGCAGTTAGCGTACCAGTTACTTCGTTTGTAAGTTTATCGATAACCTTTACTGTTCCATCACTAAAACATAGTGTATGATCAAAATCATAAATAGCTAATCTCTTATTTTTCTGTATGTACACGGCTTTCCTCCACTAGTGTACTTGAGCTTTGGACTTTCTCACCTCCAACGCCCGTTATTATTTGACAATTAATTTCCTGGCAAATTTGCCATTCTGGAATTGTAGATGCATCGAAACGATCGCCACCTTTGGTAAAAAACTTAGGCTTTAATAACCCAAGGGCACCGATAACTGTTTGGTCTTCATCCGTTTCCCACGGAACAACAAAATCAACTCCTTTGATTGCATCTATTATTTCCATTCTTTCTCTACACGGCATAAACGCATAGCCTTTTTTTCGGATTAAGAAAGAATCTGCATTTACAACCACGACAACTAATCCAGTGTGGCTATGTGGATAGACATCTGGGTTTCTAGCCATCTTGGCTGTTTCTTGAATACACCTGACGTGACCCACATGAATCGGATCAAAGCCACCCGATGTCATGAAAATGTCTCGCTCATTCCATTCTCTGCCTAGCAAATAATGTAATAGGTACTCAATGTTTTGAACTACTGCCATAAAGCTAGCCTCCTATTTTATGCATTGTTTAAAATCTTCAGGGAAGACGCCTTTGTTTTTTCCATAAAATCGTTCCCAATCCGCGTCTAAAATATAAGTGACTGCGTGGTCTGTTGTAGAACGCACACTCCTACCAACCGATTGTACAATTGACTTTGCTGTCTGTAAAGGATACCACCATTTCCATTTATGCATTCTTTTACTGACAAGCTTATCTCCTAGGTACGGGTAAGGAACCTTACAAAGAATCTGAAATCGACTCGTGTCACCTTTCAAGTCCACACCCTCAGACATACTAGGAGAAAGTAGTACAGTAGGTTGTGGGCCATTCATGTGTCTATAAAGTACCTTGTCTCGATTAGTCGAGTCATGAAGAAGTAGCCGACTGGATCGTATGTTTCTCTTTAAGTAGTTTGCTATTTTATAGGAATGACAATGGATAATTCCTTTATCGTCTTTATGCTCTTCGAGAATTGCCCTTACAGCTTCAGCCATTTTCGGCAAACCTTGGTCAATGTTTCTTTTCGTCATCGATGCTATCGGTGAAAAAATGATCGGCCGATTAGAAACGGGAAACGGGCTAGGGATAGAGATGAATGCACACTCTTCTTTTGGAATCCCGAGGATCTCGCAGAATGCATCCTTGTTCATAACAGTAGCGCTCATGAGAAGTACTTTTTCGCCGGACCTAAACAGGTTGTTTTCTGAGAACGGAGAGATGTCTATCGGCTTAAATTCGTATTTCTTCTTTCCCCGTTTTTCTGTAGTCAATGTATTCATGACCCAATTATCTTTATCGAAGACTTCCATGAATCGATTTAGTTTGCACAAGTGTTTATCGATAAGCTCATATCGTTTAGCTAGTTGCACAAAGTCCTGCATTCTAGTACCAAGAGAAAACTTTTCAATCTGCGCTTCCATGTGCCGCTTAATCTGCGAGAGCTTTGGCAGATAAGTTTTCTTTAACCACGTAACTACCTGATACATGGTTGTCATTTGTGGCATCTTTAATTTAAGTGCGGACTCCGCAAAGTGTTCTGATATTTCAATCGAAATAAATTTACCTAGTTGGATTTCTGCATTATGACACTCGTCTACAACAAGAAGCCCTCGTGGCTCTAGCTGTGCTGAATAATTTGTTTCGGCAAGAAAATACGGAAAGTTAGTAGTTCCGAGTTCTGCATTTAGAAAAGTTCTCTTTGTGGCTTTATAAATACATCCGCCACCACAACATGCCTTGAATTTCGGATCCTTGGAAACCTTTAGTTCCCTTAATGCCGAACTGCAATCTTTGCCTTTGTAGTATTTGCACCGAAAATTTGTCGATGATTTAATAGACTTCAGGCCAAGATGGCCGAAGTCTCGTACATATTGATCTTGCAAGACTTTTTGCGTTGTTAAAAAATATGCACCGGTACCGAGCATCTTAGCAACCGTAAAGCCAATGGCTGACTTCCCAACCCCTGTTCCAGCTTCAATAATTACAAAACGCTTTCCTTGGGTCTGGAAAGCGTCTAATGCAAAATTAATGGCCTGATCTTGTTCTGACCTAACTGTCTTGTAAGGAAATTTTGGTTGGTAATTAAATGTCATGTGGGTCCCTCCTGAACATATTATATTCTTAAGAGGAGGGATTTATAACATTAATTACTAAAAGCCGTGCCTCGGAGTTCTTCCTTGGTCTCCCGCTGCATAATCACTAATGGCCTGCTCTAATTCAGGGATAGCACGCATGAGTTCGCTATTGCTTTTTACCGATTCTGAAACGTGGGCCTGCATTTCGCTCCACTCTTGTGGCATTTCGTATTCGTGATCTTCAACGTCTGGGTATAAATCGTCTAAAATTTCCATAGTAAGATTTTCAATCAACCATTCTATGTCAGCAGTGCCAGATGTCCAGACCTCTACTTCTTTGCCGTCTACATCAGCAATATAACGGGTCTGATCATATTCGTTAGACCAATCAACAACCTGGACAATAGGCATACCGACCGCGACTGCCTGCTCATGCAATAGGCGATCGATCTCTTCTTTAATAATTCCTTTCAGCCGCCTTTTAGAAATCTTCATTATAACCCCCTTGATCCTGCTTCATAGCCAACACCAAAAGCCTCGTCTCCTCCGAGCTCACCAACGTCGCCAGTAAAAGAAAATTCGTCCTCGGCCTGGAAGGATGAAAGTAAGGTACCAACCCATTCGAGGACTTCAGCATCTGACGCTCCGGAACTTCGTAACGAATCCGCTGTTGCATGAGGACACGGCATCGCTGCCATCGGTTCTTCCATTGATACCGGCACTTCGGCAGACATTTCGTCCGCCATATCTCCGCACATTTCTCGGATGATTTTCTTAAGCTGTTTTTTTGAAACTTTCATAGGTTATACCTATCTCGGAGCTGGTCTAATGCTGCCATAGTATCGTGATCTTCAAAGCCAATGTCGTACATGTATTGATAGATTTCATCAGCAAACTGTCCCGCGAAAACTTTTTCTAACATAATAGCTGCTAGGCCCATTTCGACGGCTTCAATCGCATCGCCTGGTGATCTGCCTTGTTCTTTCATAAGCTTGACTTTTTCTTCGAGAACGATTCTTTTTAATTGTTTCTTCGTGATCTTCATAATTTTACTCCACCCTCTGGAGGTCTTCGACAAAAGCCATCGCATTCACCCAAGCGTCTTCCAGGTCATCAATAATAAGGCCTTTATCAATAGCTACAGCAAGTGCGTTTCTAAGCTCCATATCTAAATCATCGACGGCGTCCATGTACGCATCAGAATCAACAGATAAACCAGGATCTTCAGAAGGCTGTCCCGGACTCCATGGCTGACGAACCTGATTTTGTTCTTGTTTAAGTCTATTTTGTCGTGCTGAGTTCGAACCAAAGTCGTGGAGAACTCGAGCATCCTTGCCATAGGCCTTTGCAAAGTCTGGGCTTTTGTTTACGCTCCAATTAGCGAACCCAATTCCTACACCGTTTTCGTTAAGAAGCTTCTTCTTTTCTTCTTTGATAATTCTTTTTAGTTGTTTCTTTGAAACTTTCATAGCCATACTCCTGCTAGAAAACCGATAACTAGGCCTTTTCCGAAAGCAATCCATGTGACCTGATATGCTGAAAGGCCAAAGCGGAGGGCGAAATCTTCGATCAGAACCTTGTGTAATCGAATTAATTTTTTCATTCGTAATCACCATTTATAAGCTGACTGGTAATTCTCTTCATGGCCTCAAGAGCAACTTTACGAATTTCAACTGTCAGCTCGTTTTCTAAATCCATAGAAGCAGACTCAACCTGCTCTCCCCACCAAGCCTTAGCTTCAGCATTGGAAAGTTCACCGTCTTTAGTATTAGATGGATCTGGTTCGAAAGCTTTAATTTCTAGGTCTGACCATTTATCTGTAATGTCACCAACAGCGCTTGACCAATCAGTGCGCGGCCAATGATGATCGGTGCCTTCGCCTGGTGCACCTTCAGAATCCATCTGAACGTCTTCCATTTGTTCCATAATAAGTCGCAGTTTTTCCTCTCGGATGATCTGCTTAATCTGTTTCTTTTTCAGCCTCATAGATCCTTCTCCTTAGCTCTGAACTTGAATAATTATGCGTTCTAGAGTTAAATATTAGTTGAATAGGCAAATCACACCCAGTAAATTGTTTTCCTTGCCAGTCTTGCCCAATTATTCTTACAAAGCTCGGATATTCTGATGTAAGTTTTATCAATAAATTTCTGAGATCGTCTTCAGTATCGTACGTCATAATGTTGTCGACGTATTTACAGCCCTCAAGCTGAATTATTCTTTCTTCTAGATCTTGTATCGGCCGATTCTTCTCCGGCCGATCTATGGTTGGGTCTGTATGCAATCCGACGATTAGATAATCGCAACAGTCCTTGGCTTCTTTTAACATTAACACGTGACCTGCGTGTAGCAAATCCATCGAGCCACACGTAAAACCAATAACAAAATTATCCATAACTATTCTCCAATCAGTTCAAGGCGCCATCCTTTGAATTTTTTGACAGAGCCCTCAACTAGTAAAATATATCTCCAGTCAGCGAGATGCAAATTATAGATGCTGCCCTCTACTTCGATGACAATCCCTAAAAGACACTCAGGGCCATCTAACACCCATACTAAATCACCTGCGTAGGGGTGACCCCTGACTTCAACACGATTTCGCAAATGTGTTCTAGTCGTTCGATGTGCTCGTATGCGTCCCAGGGATTGTCTCCAACAGCACAGACACCATGATTTGCCTGGCCAACTATATCATAAGTAAGCCGGGAATCAGAATTTTTGGACGCAAAATTTTTATAAGTTGCATCAGCCAGCCGCTGAGAGGTAGCCGGTAAGACAGGAACAGATGGTCCGACTCGTGTATACCGACTAACTTCAGGAAATTGGCTTGCCAATCTCTGAAGATCCCAACCGGCAAACATTGCTGCAATGATATTTGTTGGATGCAAATGTACAACTGCTCGTGTCTTTACTGCATCTTTTTGTAATAGATAATGCATCTGTATTTCACCAGAAGGCTTACTAGTAAGATCGTTAATAATAAAAAACGGTTCGTCAGAATTATTTGGACTAATCCTACATTTAAGCATATGCTCCGGATGGATAATAGACTTACGCCATCCGCTCGGCGTAATATACATAATATTGGATTTCGATCTACGCAGACTTATGTTTCCGTCTCTAGTTGTTATCCAACCCTTTTCGTATGCTCGTCGCATAACGTCGCCTATCGCTGTTATCATCTTCTAGCCTCCTAAATGCCCAAGATACTTTATCCCAATTATCTTTTAGGTATAAAATTTCTCCATTACACAATAACTGTAATTCATAATGATGCCGCCAATCAGCCAAGGATGTAATCATTGCAATGAGTTCTTCACCACAAACGTATGACATCCCTCGGTCATCTATCATCTCTGTATACGGATCTATTCTTACCATATCTCCAACTTGCATTATTACCCCCCACCAAGGCACAAAATTAAACCTAATCATTTTTGTATTTTCCACTAATAGTCTTTAATATAATAATTAGAATAGGATGAGTTTACAAATGCTAAGAACATACATCAGGAAACTGATCGTTGATGGAGTTGAGCCCAAGCAATATTGGGGCCGCGCTGCAGCAGGCATGATGTTTATCTGTAGAGAAGATAACACTATGCTACTTCTGCATAGGGCCGATTGGGTAGCGCAGGGTGGAACCTGGGGTATTCCTGGTGGTAGTGTAACTGAAGATCAATGGTTTGCACTCCCGATAGCAGAGCCTGTCCCAGATGGCGACCCAGTGTTTTTAAACGGTGCTCGTCGAGAAGTGCAAGAGGAGTGCGGGAGTTTACCGCCTGGGTTTTCAATGTCTAATATTTTCGACGAGACTATGTTCGAAGATCAAGGATTCAAATACAAGACTTTTGTTTATAGCATTAGCTTGGCTGATAAAGAAATGTGGGAGTTGATTGCCCTTGATGGAGAGACCCAAGATTTTATTTGGGCACCCATTAAAGAATTAAACCAACTCCCACTGCATTTCGGTGTTAAATTTACCTTAAGAAATACAAGCCTCTAACTACTTCTTTTGGACGAAGTGATAAAGTTTTTCGGCAACGTCTAAAACGTCTTCTGTTGCATAAGGGCTTACTGGCACTCGTTGATAAGTGCTATTGTTTTCTGCCTTAAAATGCTCATTGCATTCTTGTCTATTTTGGCGGTCTTGCAAAATTCCGATTGCCATTCCGAGCAGTTCAGTACGGAGCTCGTATCCGCTTTTATTCTTATCACCCATTTTATTTCTCCTATGTGTATGTGATAGTAGCAGCAACAATTTGATGCTGAGCTACTGATACCATTCTATCTGGGAACGATACAAGGTAAAACGATTCAAGGCTATCAGGATCCATTTGTTCAATAACGATGCCCACTTTTCCTATAAGGCCAGAGTGTATTCCCATTAACAGGTTTGATGAATGCACAAATTTAACGAGATCACCACTCTTGAATTTCATCAAAATCATCTTTTGGCTTAATTGGATGAAACACTTCTAAATACCCTTTGGGCACTATTATCATAATTGTTCGCCATCCAAAAAAATTTCCGTGGAATATTTTTTTAGCTAGTTCTGGGCACTTTTCTTCAAAGTAAACCGAAACATGAAACCCGCCATCGTCGCTTTCGAGTATCGCCCTGTATTCTTCCCCGATCTGGTCTATACAGATTTCATCGATTTTTTCTATTATTTCTTGTTTTGATATCTTCTCTTTCTTACGACTCATCTAAAAACTGCTGAATAAGTTCAATGGTGTTATCTGGCCCTGTCGTTTCATAAGCGTCTGGTAAGCATGCTTCATAAATAGTTTGATCGTTTCCGTTATTTTGACATCGATCTCCAACAAAAACAATTTTATCTTTAGTGCTGAAGTGCTTTAGCGCGTATGTCTTATCCCAACCGTTTGGGTAGATATCAAAACTTGTATCGCCTCCGAGCACGATCGTTAATCCTTCTATACTATTTTTTTCAAAATAATTCTCAAGGTCGCTTAATGCGTTCAATCGAAAACCAGTATTTCTATCAAAATTTACAAATTTTTCTCGAGCGTTTGTATCATAATCAGAATCTCTTCCAATAGGGCACCAATTTAGTAATGATTTCCTATACTGAATGAATGTTCCGAAGATACTGAGGTCACCTAAATTGGAACTAAACACTGTTTGTTCGTAACACAATTTTGCAACCAGAGATTTATACACGTCTTCACCAATAGTTTCTTTCATATCGGCAGAAAAAACCTGTACTGGCTCTCCTTTATTCATTCGGTATAGCTGAGTTCCATTACACGGGAGAAGATAAATTCTTTCCCAATCGATTTCGAAAGTCTCTTTCAAAATGCTACACTGTTCTAAAATGTAGTTTAATCCACTGCCCGTAACAATTCCTACATCAAATTTTCTTGATAGTTCTCCGATCTTTTTTGCCATGCCATGACTCATTAGTTTGCGCGAAGGCGTTAAAGTTCCATCCATATCAAATAAAATTATCACGATTAGTCTCCGATGAGGTCAAAAACATTATACTTAAATTTGGGGAATTGTATTTTGTCCCCCGCGGGGAGGAGGGCTTGATGTGTCTTTAAAAAAAAGATTGCTTTGGTTTAATTTGTTTTGTTTACTAAGTTTGAGTAGCGTAGGTTTAGTTTCGTGTTGTGCTAAGAAAGTTCCACCACTTCCACCGACAGCATCTGATAATCTGTTTCCTTATGAGGCATTTGTCCACATTAAGGTTGTTCCGAAAGACGATATGCGACTTGTTGATCAGTTTCCAAAAGAGCAGTATGAATATCTGAAGAATATGTTTGTAGCAATGGGTTCAGGTGCTGTTATTGAAAATGACGGATATACCGAGATTGTAACAGCAGGGCACGTATGTGATTCATCAGATTTAGCCATGGCCGGTCCATTTAAGAATTTTGAAATTTATGCTTATGATTGGAGAGGCGACGGATGGAAAGCAGATATTCGTGCTATTGATCACGAAAACGATTTGTGTTTACTACAGATCGAAAATGTGGAATTTCCAGATGAGTTAGAAATAGCTTCAAAGGATCCTGTTGTAGGAGACCAATTGTTTCTTGCTGCAAGTCCACTAGGACTATTTGTGAAAGAAATGCCACTATTGTTTGATGGTTATTACGCAGGGACAGATCCTGGCGGTACGATGATGACAACAATCCCGGTTGCTCCTGGCAGCAGTGGCGGAGCTATCGTAAATCGTAACGGTGAGATAGTTGGTATTGTAACTGCAGGTTTAGTTGAGTTTAAACACGTGGGTCTTGGCACCTCGTGGGTAAAACTCGAAGAGTTCCTTTTGTGGGCCCGAAACGAAATTAATGAATAAAAAAAAGGGGGCGCGGGAGAAAGATCGAAATAACCCGCGCCCCTAACCCACAACCAACCAAGGAGTCTAGGACCTTTACTTTTATAAATTTATTATACGAAAGTTTTATGCTTTGTATGAATAAATTTTATTTTCCATTTTTCTTCTGATAGTCTTGTCGTCGTTTTTGACTCTTACCAAACAAAACATTCAGCATAATTTTATAATCGTTTTTTGTAAACGACAAATCCGTAAACTCAAACGGCAATTGGTGTTTTAGCCCCCAAGTATAACCCTTAGTAGACAACTCCCTAAGAGCCAATTGGTGGTCCCGTTTAGCTTCCTTGACCATTTCTGGCCCAGCACAGTGTTGCCAATATCTTTCGATTTTGGTGATCGCATCCTTAATTCTCATCTCGAACCTCCTTACTTGTTCTTGCCTTTCATTGCAATGAGAAAATCCTTCTTCTTCTTATCGAAGCAGAGCTTGCCATCGGGAGTAATAACCCAACCTCTCTTCAATCGAGAGATACCGGGGTCACCCGCATAACCATCGGTGAGGACCAAGTAGCCGTCGAACCGATGAGAGTTTTTGTTTGCGTGCACCTGAACACACTTGAAGTCGGTACCGCCACAGCGAGTCCGCTCGAGACGGACAGGACGTCCCTTCTTGAGAACTCGCTCACTTGCTTCATCAACCTCGGTATCGAAGTTAAACAGAGTGAACTCAACTCGCTTGGCCAAGCTTGAGAGCTCACCAGCCAGGAGTTCCAAATCGCTGTCAGACACAGAGCCAGACTGGTCGACGTAAACTGCGATACTAGACACATAATCGCGGAAGCTTCCGGGATGGATACCGGGATACTTGCGATGCATTCTACGGATGGAGGAAGAACGATCCGCTCGGCGAGTCATTCCACAGAACTGCTTAAGAACTGATTGCCAAGGGATTTCCTTAGAAATCATTTCACGAAGCTTCGCTCGCATACCAGCACCAACCGAACCCCATTGGCCCTTATTGTCACATTCGCGAACCGCAGCTTCCATAGCCTGCTTAATCTGACCCTTAACGAGTTCACGCTCTTCATCAGAAAGTTGATCCCATCCACTATGGTCATCCATACCAGCGCCATCGGCACCGTTACCAGGGACGACAGTCACAGGGTTTCCATCACCATCAACGAGATTTCCGTTCTCGTCGACCTTGACGTCGCCATCAGCGAGGGCTTGTTCGAGGCTCTTACCACCCATACCTTGGGATTGCTCGAGCATGTCCTTCATTTCTGGGTCCTTCATCAACTCGGAGAAGTACCACTCGGAATGCTTGTTCTTAGGAAAGCTAGCAATCTTAGCGCTAATCTTTTCGTAACGCTCAGCAGCCTTCGGGCCCATTTGAGTGCGTTGCTCTTCGGTAAGCTCCTTAAAAGCCTTGCCAGGAATAAGACCGCCTTCGGGAAGTTCAGCCTCATCAATCAAAGAGTTGATTGCCAAGTCAGTAGCGTAGTTCCAAACAATGTGAGGATCGCGACGACGCGAAGTCGTGTGATCGAAAACAAGGTGGTAACATTCGTGCTTGATAAGCCCTTTAACCTTCGGGGCTCCGAGACCAGCAACAAACTTTGGATTCCACCAGAACTTAACCTCACCGTCCTTAGCGAGGACGCCAGCAGTTGGAATAGCATCGGTTTTAATTTTAGTGATTCCTCGGAGGACTCGTGCGAAGAAAGGCTCATCCCACATCAAGTTGATGAGGTATGGCGCCAGCTTGAAAGCAGCAGCTTCAGCGTCTGTCACTTCGCGGGAGGTGAGAGCGTCGTTGGCGGTAGATTTGTTACTCATTCGAAAACCTCTTTGTTTTTCTCTTTACATGTATAATATAACATATTGTAGAGATGTTTTCACGTTTCTTGGGAAAATGTTTTTTTATTTGTGGAGGAAGTAAAAGGCGACCCGGTTTCCCGGGCCACCAACAACCAACCACAGTTGTTACTTAAGATTGCGGGAAGCCTGAACAGCCTTGACAACTTCTTGACCCATAAGCTTGTGAAGCTTCTGGATGTTCTTGATGTTACCAGACGCGGTTACAACATTCCAGACTTGAACCATCATTTCACCAGGCAGCGCCTTAGCGAATGCGGCAACGTTCTTGCTCTGCTTAGCATTCCACTCATTCTCAGAGCAGTGTGCACCGACCTTGTCGATAACACCGTTCAAGGTGGAGTTTGGAAGACTTGCGATTTCTTCAGCCTTAACCTTACCATCAACTACGTCTTCGGCGCTAACCTGACGCTCGTATTCCTTAACGAAGGAAGTGAAGGCGATAGCAGCCTCAGTTCCAACGAGACCAAGCAGAAGAGCATAGAAGCCACCAGGAGCAGGCTGACCTGCGATTTCACTAGGAGCCATACCCATGTGCTTAAGGCACTCATCGACGCGATGCCAAGAGGCAGGATTCGGACAAACCGTACCAGGCTCAACCGAAGCAGGATCCACCCGAAGGTGCATTTCGTTCTGACGAATGAAGTCGACAAGGACAGAGTCGATGTCATGAGCAATAGCCCAATCAATCCAGTCAGTAGCCGTAGGCTCAATGTCAGCAACCCAGAACCTACGCAGAAGCGCAGGGTCCATTTCGTTGACGTCATACTCAGAACCAAAGTTCACAGCAGCGATGACGCGAGTGTCAGGGTGCAGCCGATAAGGCACACCATTCTTATCATTACCAAGTTCACGGTCAAGGACCAACTGGAAGAAAGACTGCTGAACACCAGGCAGCGAGCGGTTAAGCTCATCGAGCATCAGGACGACAGGCTCATTGCAAGCTCTGACAAACCAGGAAGGCATGCAGAAGGTCATCACGCCGGATTCCTTCATACCTTCGATGTCAGGATAACCACCGACATCACCTTCGCTCATAGTCGAGCCGCGGACGTCGATGAAAGGGAGACCGTGCGTATCAGCAACAGCCTTACCGAGGTGAGATTTACCGACACCCGTCGGTCCACGCATAAGGATTGCGATTCCTGCGGGAAGAGAGGGGGCGACGATGTTGAAAGTTTTGATGTCCATTTGGGACTCCGTGGTTGGTTGGTTTTTTAAAAGGTTAAAAGGTTATTGGTTTGTTTTTCTCTTTACATGTATAATATAACATATTATCGAGGCATTCCCACGTTTCTTGGGAAAAAGAATTTTTTATTCTCCCTCGACAGTTAGCCATGTAGCATCCCAAGTCTGAAGGCCCTGAGGACCAAGAACAGAGATGTGTCGGCCTCGTTGCCGTCCCCGATAAGGAGAGTCTTCTGTTTCAACGACAACACCAGTATCTCCGGGAGAGATACCGAGATCATTCAGGTACCATGTAAAGTTATTGGTTCGATTAGGTTCCTTGATTGTTACCAGGGTTCCTGCTGGGTAGTTCCACTCAATGCGGACTTCATCGTTCTCAACAGCCTCTTCGCGCTGTGCATTACCGAAAGCTCTAGCCGTCTTTCTGAACTCTCGACGAGCAGCCTTCTTATCCTCTACGCTCCCGCGGGCTTGCATTGCAGCCCAATCATATTCACGATTGTGACGATTTTTGGCGTTAGCACTCTTTACTTCATACAGAGCATCCTCATCAAGGATTTCTGTCTCGCGAGGAGTATCGATATCAAAATCGTCGAGCTCACCGTTCTCACGGGCCTCTCTGATTTGGGCTTTGGCAGCTTTTAGGATTGTCATATCGAGACGCATGTGAACTCCGCTGTTGTTTTCTCTTTACATGTATAATATAACATATCCAGAGGCTCAGTTCACGTTTCTTGGGATTATTTTAGCTTAAACAAATTCAAAAGGATCGGGCTCGGCTGAGTCCGGTGGCTTTGAGAATTCTGGGGTTTGTGTTTTCCGTTCTGGCTTTACAGGCCTAGGCTTTGGTGGACCAGGTGGACCGATTGATCCGTGGAAATCAGAACCAACAGGTTCACCTGTAGTAAAGGCCTGAAACATTTCGTTCAAGTCGTTTTCGATTTCTGTCATTGAAGAATCTGGGTTACCTATCCAATCTAGGGCATGGACCCATCCTTCCGAGCTCCATTTTTCAAGAAAAGCTTGCATAGAATATTCGACGGATACTTCTGCGTCTTCAACTTGTTGGCCCATCAAAGCCATAAATTCAGCGCCAGTCATTTTTGTAATTCGAATTCTATATCGACCAGGCGTCCTATGGTCAGCTCCAGGATATTGAACTGAATAAGCCCACATCGACTCGAACATTTCAGGTCCATCTTGACCCATACTATTAGTGGCTCTGTATAAACATCTTCTTTTAAATTCGGCCATAAGCCCCCCATAAAAGAATTATAGCTACAATGTCTACGGCTTTACAAATGCTTTACAAATACTTTACAAATGCTTTACGATTCCTGATCATTAAGAGTAAGGCGATGGATTTCTTCAGACTGCATTCTAGCCCAATGTTCGGCACTCTGCTCATCAGCGAACTTGTGCTCGCCAGTAGATAATGATGGATCTGAGACGCACTCTACGCTTGCGTACCATCCATCTTCAGCAATACTCGGGTGGACTTCGTAGTGAACGTCATCGTAGTCTTTCCAAGTATAGGGATCAGTATCCAAGGTATGATAATTCCTTCCGATCTCTTCTCGAATAATTCTTCTAAGTTGGCGTAGAGTAATCCTCATTATTGTTTATCCTCTGCACCTTCGGCTTCCGCGGCATCAGCCTCTACCTCGTCATCGCCTACATTCTGCCCTACATCTTTTTGGATCTCTTCTTCTTTTGCGGCCAGTTTCCCTTCAGCGGCTTGCTGAGCAAGGATCTTAAATTGGTCCATAAGGGCATCCAGTTGTGCATTAGGAATTTGAGGAATACCGTTTTCGATGAAAGCCTTTAATTCTTCGACAGCCTGAGATTTGTTTTCGACGTCTTCGCCTTCGTCCTCAAGCGCCTCTTCTTCTTCGGCCTCTCCCTTTTCTTCAGCAGTCTCGCCTTCTTCGTCGGTCTCTCCGTCGGCGTCGTTGTCGATGCCATCAGATTCGGCCCCGCCTTCCTCGGCTTCTTCCTCACCGCCTTCTTCGCCACCCATTTCCATTTCCATCTCTTCGTCTGGTTTTTCTTCTTGCTCAATCAGAATTCTGCGAACATAAGCCCTTAAAATTTTTTCGTTTATTCTCATAACTGGACCTCCATTGTGGTAATTATGTTCCTGAAATTAGAAAAGGCCGGTCTTTTTGACCGGCCTTTAATATTTGTTGAAGTTTTATTAATTTATTCAACAGCAATGATGCGCTTAGCATCCTTTACGCCTTCAACAGGGATGGCAACATAAAGGATACCGGCTTCATAGCTTGCGCTAATACGCTCGATGTTTGCACCCTCGGGAAGAGTCCAACTACGAGAAAAGTTCTGGTAGCGATACTCACGCATCTGTAGGCTATCCTTATAGGACTGTGTGTCCTCGGTGTTTACTGCAATCGACAAAGTGTTGCTTTCCACGTCAATGTGAAACTCGTCCCGGGAAAATCCAGGAGCTGCAAGCTCGATAACATATCCGCTATCCTTCTTTACGACGTTCGCGCGCGGCACAGTCGTAATACTATTGCCATTAGGCGAAATCTCACCGGTGACGGGGTGAGTGTTAAAATAGGTATCAAACATCTTGTCAAAAGTAGACACCATATCAAATGGACTTGGAAGCTCAGTTCCAAATCGGGTTACAGGAAAAATCTTCATTTTTAAAATACTCCAAAGTTATTTTGTATTGTTTAGTTAAAATAGCTGGCACCCAACCAACACAGCTATTATAGAGATGGATATAAGGGTTTATAAATTATTTTTATAATTCTTGAACAATTAAAGCCTGAACCCGTTTTTTAATTTCCTGTAATTTTTTTATGGATGCACGATCCTCTGATGTATTCAAAGATCGTCGCCGAAGTATTTTTTCTAGATCGGTTATTTCTCTAAGAATTATTTTCAAGTCAGCTAACATTTATCAGACTCCAATCCGGGTTGAGCCAAGCGCTAATTACAGCTCTAGACTGTTCTATTGTTAATTCCCCACAATCTATTCGTCCTTGCAGATAGTCTGCCATAAGAATTTCCATTGGGTTACCAGAGAATTGCGATTCTGCTCTAAAGCCCATGTGGAACGCTTCTATTTCGTGTGGAAGCATAAAGTATTCATAAGGGTTTTCTTCATCCATGGCACTATCAGTCCCTTCGTAATTTTGGGCAATGTGATGAAGCTCATGTGCAACAACGTTAATGATAGCCGCTTTCGAAATACCGGCCTTCTTCGACCAGATCCCTTTCTTAAGAAGGAAATGAAATTCTACTGTAGGCTCATAGCTTTCGTTAGGGCCGGCATAACCGATAACATCCCACTCGTAATCCTGTTTTGCTCTATGCATTTCCCACTTGTATAGAACTGTGTAACTGTCATCTAGGATTTTTACTGGGTACGGCCAATAGACATATCCCCAATTACTCTTTAGGCCTTCATTGATACATTCTAAGACTCGTTCCGAAATAAAATGTGTAAGCTCATTGTAATAAAACCCAGGATCGTTCAGGTTCATTCTGGCTCCATTTGTACCAGGAACGGATATCCCTCGGCTTTGGCAAAATTAACGGCTTGCATACATTTTGTTTCGCAAATCTCTCTGGTATAAACACCTGCAATTCCCCGGCCTTTCTTATGTACATCTAGCATCAGCCTTGTTGCTTCTGCAGAAGATTTACGAAAAACGTGTTCAAGAATTACGATAACAAAATCCATAGGGGTATAATCATCGTTTAGCATTACAGCTTTAAATTTTCGAGGTTTCTGGACCTTATTATCACCACGATCCATCACACCTACATCTGAGCGTTTATCCCTCTTTTTTGATGGCATAAATCCTCCGGCTTAATTTATTATAAGTCGTCGAATCAATCTTTTCAATTGTTTTTCTGTTAAAAGAATATGCCTACTATTAACACGAACTAGGCCTTCCGTTTCTAATTTTTCTTCTTTTTCTTCAGGGCCTTCATCGTCTCCGCCATCGTCGCCCCCTTCATCATCACCTCCGGCAACGATCTCTCCGCCTAAGGCGTCTTCTTCGCCGGCGACTTCTTCTGGGACACCGCCACCACCGCCGTCTTCACCGGCATCTTCGGCATTTTCCGCAGCTTCTTCAGCGGCCTCTTCTTGTTCTTCTTCTGGGACTTCCTCTTCGACAGCATCCCGCTGTTCTATCCATTGAGGAAGAACTTCATCAATAGTGGCAGCCATAGAACTGAAGTGTTCATCCATATCTTCAAGCTTATGTATTGAGTCCTGAACCATAGATTTCATCATATCGTGAGCTTTCTCTAAAGCCCCCTCATCAGCCCCAGTTTTTAATTGAGGGATGATTGTGCTTGTCCAAAATTCTGTTCCGCTTTTTGCGGCTTCGAGAACAGCAACTGGATCTTCGCCTGCGGCCTCAAGCTCTTTTTGTAAACCCCTGGCTTCTGGGATATGTTTTGAAACCTCTTTGGAAGCTGCGGCCAGATATCCAACGGCCGTAGCTGCATTTTCCCATCTAGGCGCAAATAGGCCCATCCATTCTTCTGCATCTGATCCATCAGTAGGAGGATATGGGTTGTCTACTTCTTTAAGATTCTCTATCATATCAGCAGCGTTTTTAATCTCTTGCTCAAACGCGCCAATGTATACCCCCATGAGCATTTTGTCATTAGGGTTTTTACTCGGCTCAAGATCTTCCATGGGCGGAACTTCCGCGCCGTCCATACCGGAAGACAACTCGCTCTGGAGTGAACCCATGGCATCTCCTAGTGAACCAGCAGCTGCATCTAAAGCGCCAGTAAATGCACCAGAGAATGCGTCAAATAATCCGCCTAATGCTCCTTTTAACAGATCAAGAAGTCCTTCGTTTATCGGCCTACCAGTTTTTAAGTGATAGCGTACTGCTTTACGTAATTGTTGTTCCGTTAATATGTGGACTTTGACCGGTCTTCGGGCCTCTATAGATGACTCTATTACTTGTTTGATTTGAGCTTCTGTTAATTTCATCCGACGATCCTATAAGTGGTGGAGGCGGCGGGAGTCGAACCCGCGTCCGCAATAGTCAAAGTTTGAGTCATTCACATGCTTAGTTTAATTATATCGTCAACTAACAAACTATCCACAATTTTCCCTTTTCCTATGTGGCCTTAGAAATCCACCAGCTACAAGCTGGGTAACCATTGCGATTTTTAAAACACCATTGTCTTTTATTCATTTCTGAATTAAACACCATTGTCTTTTATTCTCGGCGGAATCACCCGCTAAAGTCCTTATTGGATAGATGGTCAAGGACAACCACCCGATTAAGCCGCTAAGCGTGCAGATTCGTAATAGTAATTGTTATTTGCAATTATTGTGTTTGAACTTTTAAGGTTGTATCTTACCTACATGCACTCTCCCCCGGATTCTACCCCGTCGAAACCGTTGCGCCCCCTTATCACTTAGAATTTCAATGAACAATACTTTATACTAAATATCATACTAATGTACAAGATTCTGATCGTTATGCAATAAACCAAACTAACAAAACGCTAAGAGCCAAACCGACCATCATTTTTAGAAAATCCGAGACCAACATTGGGAACACAACTCTTATCCCGTCTTCAGACCTAAAGTGTCTGTAAACAGCTAGCTCTCGACCGCATAGCAGCCCGACAAATACCCATGTTGTTGACATTGGAATATCATTATATTGCTTAAAGTACCAGAGGATTAGAGCGTACGAGAAATCTATAATGGTTGCAGACCTCATGAATCGAGTACCAGATTTAGATAAGACGATCTCCTGTATCTTTCCTCCTCGAGTATAGAATAATTGTGCCAACCCGGCCACGAGAATGGCCATGAAGCTAACGAACATCCACAAAGGTAGTTCTGTACCCCTTGGCAAGAAGACTGCGACATTGGCAATATCATGCGCAAGCCACTGATGCCATAGAAAACATGTCGCAATCCATTGAGCTGCTCGCCACTTAGACCGGTTCTCTATTGCGACCGGGCCTCGTTCATCGAGGAACCTAGACAAAATATTCCACAGAACATAAGCCGATACAGCAGCAAGAGCATATCCAAGCGCTGATTTAATCAGGATTTTTTCTAGGATAAAAGAACTAGAGAAAACACTAAGCGTCAGGATAGTGGTGCTTACAGGAACACCAAACCTAGTAAGCCCCAATAATAAAGCCGGTGCTGCTAGGTGATACCATTGGAATGTATCAGGTAAAGGAATTGAATTAAGGCGCCCGTGTGCAATGTCTCCAGACATATACCCATAAGATAAAGTGGCTACCATTACTAAAGCCATTGTCAACCATTGCCAATGCCATTTAGTTTCTTTATTAGAAGCAATAAAGGTTCCAAGAGTCTGAGCGCTGTCGTTTGCAATAACCGCATAGGCGGCCATGAAGAAACCTATGGCCCCGTACATTATTGGTAATTCCATTTTGTGATCCTATAATACCAGATAAATAAGATCTATTGTGCCAATTGTTTCGTAACATTTTAGAACGAAAAAAGGCCGTTCGCATTCGCGAACGGCCTTTTAATATGTGATTTAACTACTGTTTACTTGGTAGTGTTTTCATCAGCATCAGCGTTGGTCTTCTTGTCCTCAGCAGCAGGAGCGGTAGTCTCAAAAGTATTGATAACTGTATCAACCTTTTCTGGGGCTACTACTTCTGCAGGAATCTCTGTAGCGGTAGCTTCTTCAACGTTTTCGCTGTTGCCACCAGCAACGCATAGCCAAACAACGGCAACCACTGCTGCTACACCAAGTCCGATCTGGACCTTCTTATTTGCTAGAAGATTTCTCATTCTGTTTCCTCCGATCCGGCGTCACCGCCATCTGAATTTTCGACAGAGGTATCTTCAACCTCTTCACCAGCTGTGTCATCTGTATCATCATCACCACAGCCAACTAATGCAAGGCCCATGAACATGGTACCTAAAATCAGTAGATTTCTCATAACGTCTCCTTTAAGTTAAACGGTTTTTGAGAAAACACAATATACAATCATTTGCACACGTGTTAACTCTAAAACGTCATAATTATAATCACAAAATAGGAGATTTACAAAATGCTTGGTATTTTATTATTTACTGCTGTGGCTATGGCTGGTGATCCACCGGCTGAGGAAGCAACTGAAGAAAGAAGGGTTGTTTATAAGCAAAGAACTGAAATTGATTTCGAGGGCCTCGAAATAGAAGGTCAACTAATTAAGCCTACTGGTGCTTTGCTGTTAGAACGAAAGACTGCCGCTTTTAATCCACTCATAGAATTAAGAAGAGACTTTAATATTGAGATTTCAGAATCTACTAAGGAAATCCGGTAATGCCCAAAATTAAAAACATGGGCCATGCAACGGCTAGATTTAACGAAGGTGTAATTGTAGAAGGTCAAGCCGCTAAAGATGTACACGGGTTAATTGTCTCTGGAAGCATTTCAGTCATTGCCGACATTACAAACAATTATGTTATGACCGTTGATAATGACCACAATTCAAGCGCGCATGTTCTAAAACTGTTGACAGATGGCAACGGATCAAATACCCGGGTTTTAGAAATGGAAGACGGCGACGGAGATATTATCTTCAGAGCAAGAGCTGATGGGCGTTTCGGATTTGGTCCGGACGGTGTCGATAGTATGGGTGCTGGTACTTTCGTAGTAGGTATCGACAACTCATCTCATACTTCAGACATTGCGATTTCTAGAAGAATGCAACACCTTGGAGATGGAGACACATACATAGATTTTCCAGCAAATGATCAGATGCAGTTTCAAGTTGGTGGTATCGACATGATCCACATGACAGAAGACGATACGCAAGACAAGATTGTCTTTAATGATGGCGCAGCCGATGTCGACTTTATAGTAAAATCTCAGGCTGCAGCCAAAGCAATTTATCTTCATTCCGGCAACGAAGTACTACACATTAACCACGATGAGGATAGTTTCAAAACAAAAATTCATAATCAGCATGGTGAAGTCATAACAGTGCACCAAAACGGTCTTGTTCTCAATGATGATGGCCATGCTACAAATGATTTTAGAATTGAAAGCGATCAAGTAGACCATATGCTTTTCGTTGATTCCGGTAATAACAAAATCGGTATCGGAACGTCTGGCCCAGATAGAGTATTAGATATCTTAACTCCTTTTGACCCACAGCTAAGACTTACTCATACTGACGGATCTAAATACGTAGATTTCCAAGCTACTGCAGCTGGAGACTTTGCCATGACAGGCTCCAATTCCCATGCTAGTTATTTTTTTACTTCGGCCGGACATTGCAGCCTTGTAGTACAATCAGACGCGGCCGACGGTGATTCAGCTGTAGGGTTCAGCGTGGACGGTGGTGCTTCATTGGCTTTTTCTTTGGGTGTCGATGACGGGGACGCAGATAAATTTAAAATTGGAACATCGCTAATTGATAACAATACAAGGCTTACGATAGATAGTACAGGCAGAGTCGGTATTGGAACTACTAGCCCACTGTCATTATTGCATGTAAATGGGGATGTCGACTTTCAGGGCGGACAAAAGAATAAGTTTAGAGATGTTAACAGCTCAATAACACTGCTGTCTTCCGACTATGTGATTAGGTGCATCAATGGCTCGGCTATCACGCTTACGCTCCCGGCGAAATCTAGTTCTTCCGGCCAGATCTTAATTATTAAAGATGCAATGGGTAACGCAGGCACAAACAATATTACGATTGATGGAGACAGCTCCGATACAATAGATGGCAGCCTAACGTATGTTATCAATCAAGCCCATGGCGTCCTATGGATTATGTGTGATGGAATCAATGGTTGGATGATATTACACGAGCAGTAATCAAGGTAGCCAGAAATTGTGGCCCATTTTTTCGAACTCAGGATGCATCACGTGTCCTTCGAGTTCAATATGGGTATACCCAAATGCATGGCCCATCTCATGTTCAAAAACGTTCTCTAGTCTATACGAGCCAGGATTAAAACGAATAACGGCGCCTCTGATCTGTAGAAGCTGAACCCTCCTTGCTGTTGAGGCTAAGGTAGAATGATCAGCATGATAATTTGGAGTAGCTTTCTTAAGTAGTATAAACCCATCAAGCATCTCGTTTTTACAGACCTCTTCCATGGGTTCCTCAATTATGAAAGCTACCTCTTCTCCATATGGCTTCCAAAAATCAATAGCGTCTTGAATATAACCGATGTCCATTTCAGGGCCGTAACAATTAACTACGATAGGTGCATCATCTACATTCCATTGCCAAGGCTTGAATGCATTAGCTTCGTATACTATCATGGCATGATTTCCGGCCAATAGACCAAGTGGAAAAACAATCAATACTATAGCAATCTTTTTAAGCCATGACCCCATGTTATTCGCCGCAACCCCAAGTGGCGTAGACTACTTCTATAGTGTCACCTGGTTCTGGCTCCTCCCCTGCATTAAATGTTACGTCATTATCCGTTGGATCATAAGTCCATGTCCCAGTTACTAATTGCCCATTGACATACACCTCTATTGTGTCTTCAATGGGGTCAGCTTCGCTCAGGGCGAACGTTCGTCTAGAAGACACAGTTTCAGCTAGGTCTTCCATTTGAAGCCCCCAATCGGTGGCACAGATTGAAAGAACATCTCCTCCAAAATAATTTGTAATATCGTAATAGCCGGATCCGTGTTGGATTGTTCTGGTATAAGAGCCATTATTATAAGTACATCCGCTCGGATAATCCCCAATGATAGAAACCATATGAAGCCGATCTGGATCTTTTAAGGCAGAGAAGTGAGTCGTATAATTTGACCAGCCGCCTGTACTATAGTCCGGTTCATCGCTCACAAAAATAATTACAAGCGTAGCATCATCACGCAAAAAGGTACTACCGGGACCTGCGTACGAAGAAGAATTAGTTGACTCATAAGCATACTCAATTCCCTTCTCATACCCAGAGCCGTATGTTCCAATCCCGTTAACGATAGTAGAAGCTTCAGTTTCGGGATCTACTGTCGAAGTATCTAAATAATACCCTCCGGAAAATGCTGCGCTATCTGTTGTAATGAATCCCATATGGAAATCTGGGGTTGCTGCCAAAAAGACCGGCATAAATGCAGCCATGTTATTAGCAACGTGTGATTGAATTACCCCCATTGAGCCACTGTTATCGATGACCCAAAGAATATCAAGTAACGGTATCTCTTCTTGTTCGAACTGATCATTAACCCACTGTTCAACATCTCCATCCCCATATTGAATCGTCTCAATGAATGGGGTTTGTGGATCATTACTAACAATTTCGATTTCGCTAGAATCCAACCCAGTGTCTGTGGGTATGTATGAAACCAAAAAATCTAATTCAAACCCTGGGTCAATTGTCCATGGTGGTTCTGGAAGGGCTCCAAATTCCATTAGGATATCTACAGGCTGTGTAACCATTTGAGTAACTGACTCAACGGTTAGCGGTAGGTTTCCATCGTTTCCGATAGTAATTCTTTCTTCGTTATCACACCCAATTGAAATAGAGCCATAGTCAAATTCCAATGGATCTACAGAAATAACAGGAGCATCGCCATGGCCTTCTAATGTTACATGGACCACAGGTTCATCTGGATCATCTGATATAATCTCTATGTATGCACCATTAGATTCAAAGGTTTCTGGAATATAGCCTACCTCAAAATCCATCAGTTCGCCTTCTTCAATAACGTATTCGCCTTCCTCAACGAGAAACGAAAATCTGTTATTACCGGAAACTAAAACGGGAGCCATGATTGTTAACTCATGATCCCCGGCATTGATTACTGCAAATGTATCTGACCCTGATTCTTCTCCTGAAACTAAATGACCGAAATCAATATGCTCCGGATGAACCAGAATGTCTTGCTCGTTTGGCTGTACTTTCGAAATCATATGATCCGAACAGCCCAAGGTTAGAAAACCCAAACTAAAGATTAGCAACCACTTCATACATAAACCCTCCCTCCAAAAACGGTTATGAACGTGACGAAAAACTTTGACGAAAAACTTTGCTACTAAAATTAAGTATGAAGATTTTGGGAGTTTTCTTCAAATCAAACACTTTTTAGTTTTTTCTTACAGGTATACTTAATTTTAGAGGGAGTACTAGTAATGAAGTTTATAAATTTGTTTTTGTTGAGTCTTGCTTTGGCTTGTGGTGGGTGTCCTGCACCTGCAACTGATGACGAACCTGAGCAAGTAGAAGAGCCTGAAGAGCTCATTGATGATGATTCTTCGGCAGCTGTCGATAATGACGACTCGGCTGAGGAAGAAGATTCTGCTGGAACTACTGACGACGATGACTCGGCGGTAGAAGAAGAAGAGGAAGAAGATCCATCGCCAATAACCTGGACAGACTGTAGTGGAATTCCAGGCGACAAGGCATGCGACTTTACATTTCAAGATCAGTTTGGAAATGACTGGTCACTTTACGATAACTATGGCACCGTCATGGTTCTCGATTTTTCGACAATTTGGTGTGGCGTCTGTAGAAGTATAGCGGGCGATGCTCAAGCACACCAAGATGCTTATACAGATAAAGGCTACGATTTTTTGTGGGTGACTGTATTAGTAGACGGCCCCGCATGGGGAACTCCACCTACGGAGTCTGAAATTCAGGACTGGGTCAATTCTTATGGAATGACCACATCTCCCGTATTAGTGGGAGACAGGACTGTTATTGATACAACAGCAGCGGATGGTTATCCGATTACATCTTGGCCAACGTTGGTTGTTGTTGATGAAACCCTGACAATACACAATGGACTACTTGGTTGGAATGAAGCAACTGTTTTCGGCTGGGTTGATGAGGTTTTTGGAATAGTTAGATAAAGGATTTTCTAATCTCCTATTAGCAAAAGAGACCGGTATCTTGCTTGTCTCTTTTTCCAATAGGGGAGGAAAAACTATGGAAGTACTAAGAAAAGCTACTGGTTACTTACGTGAACTTACGGAAGCCGGCCTAGCTCTACTCGGATTCGGAGTCGTTGCCCAAATTTTGTTTGGCGCTACGGTCCCTTTCTTGCAGGTAGATGTGGTTGGATCTGTTGTGAAAGTAACAAATCAGCTTGGCAGCGAAGGGTTGGTAGGACTCGTGGCTGTCTGGGTTCTTGCACATGTAATGAGCAAGAAATAGCCAACCGGTCTCGCCGGGGGGTTTGGTGGATAACTTCGGTTATCCACCATTTTTTTTACTCTTGTTCGCTAGTAATTATTTTTCGGATAGCTGTTCGAAGAGTTCTTTCTCTAATGTACCCGTACTCAACGCAGTCTAGTGTCTTGTTAACTAATTCCACTAAGTCTTCTTTTTCTAGACCAGGGCAATTATCGTATGGGAGATCGGCCGCTATAGACCGTACGATCTCCCGCAACTCGCATTCAAAATCATCTGGCTCATGATGATATAATGCTAGCAGCATATGCTTAAGCGCATCCACTGTATACATGGCTATGTTATCCTTGTTAAGCTTTTACAATCAAATTTCTTTTACTGTCTTTTTTTGCTTTGCCTTCTCTATCGTATGTCTTTAACGTCTTTTCAACTTTCTTGTTTTCTTTACGTTTAGGAACGTCTGGCAATGATTTACCAGGTCGTTGGCCTGGGTCAGGATTTCCTACCCACATATACCACGTCCAGTGAATGTTATCTATCTTCACTGGGATCCCTTTTGTTTGTTTTGATAATCGGCAATTGCCGCCTTAATCGCATCTTCTGCAAGGACAGAACAATGGATTTTAACAGGCGGCAAGCTTAACTCTTTTGCGATGTCTGAGTTTCTTATATCGAAAGCTTCAGAAATCTCCATACCTTTAACCATAGTTGTAATTAGTGATGAAGACGCAATGGCTGACCCACATCCGAAGGTCTTAAACTTTGCATCTTCTATAATACCGTTTTCGTTTATTTTTAATTGAAGCTTCATTACATCGCCACACGCTGGCGCTCCAACAATACCGGTCCCAACGGCGGAATCGGTTTGATCCAGGGACCCCATGTTTCTTGGGTTTTCGAAATGATCGATAACTTTTGAACTATAGCCCATTTGAAATCTCCTGAATAGCATCCTCTCGGATGTTAAATAACTCGCCTTGGATAAATACTACGTACCAAGGCTTAGAATTTAAATTTGCAGGATGGGGTGCATTTTTTTCCATAATAATGCCTGTCTTATTCACAAACTTTCTAGTTTTGTAACCAACGGCCGGTAATACCAAAGACGCATCTTTAGATGTTACCACGCAAACACTACCCACATCCATTGATGACCTCGAGGTGATGTTTGTTTATAACTAAACTCTTCTCTCCAAATGCCACAACGCAACTATCTCCATTGTCTGAAACAATTATACCAGATAGCCCACCAGTTTGTTTGCGAATTCTTTCGTAGAACTTCACAGCAGTTAGCGCACCTACAGACATTCCGCCTTGTGGCTTAAATAAAACTAGATCCCCAATCTTCATATTCATTATTATAGCAAGGATAAACTTAGTTTATACTATTAACATTTAATAATGTTTTATAGGCTTTAGGAATAGTAGCTTTCGAATTCGAATTCATCTTTTGCAGCCTGGTCTAAGTCTTCTTGACTCATGTTCAGATCCCATTCATCTTCGGAATACTCTGGCTCATTCGATACCTCTTCAACATCATGGTTCGTTAACTTAGCATAAAGCCTGATTACCCGATCTAGATCTACAGAATAATAATCCGAGAATACAGTATTATCCCAATTTTCAATAGAGCCTTGTTCGTTCTCTTGGTCTTGTTGTAAAAGTTTTTGTAATGCTTTTGGATTTACGCCTTGAGGAGCATTAAAAATATCGTCGGAACCTGCAGCAAGAAGCTCTCGAATCATTTCACCTATACCGATCCACTCTCTTTCTTCTTCGGAGCTACCGGCTGGACCGGCTGTTATAGTTGGACCATACGTCCTATTGATAACATAAAGAGTGTTTTCTTTTAATAGACATTCTTTGATAATTTTTCTGAGCTGGCGTCTTGTAATCTTCATTTGATTTTCTTCAGCTGTTTCTTGATTTGATTAAGCTCACCAGACTGTTTGTCTAGCTGCGACGAAACATGGTCTAGTTGACCTTCTAACGACTCTAGCCGGTGCTGAGTAGAATAATAAAACCCACCGAGAATAGCAATAACTCCACCCACCGTAATTAGCGTCTTAACATCGAAAGTCATCTCCATTATCCCGCTAGCCCATCTGCAATGTATGTCATTAGCGCATCCTCACCAGTCATTCCTCTGTCGAGTTCATAATCAAGCTGACTATCAAAGTGCCAAATTAGCTCATCCCATTCGTCCTTACGAAATTCGAACTCTGCACTTGCGGCAAGGTCCGGGGCTACACCTTGCATGTCCATCTCTGGGTTATCAGAGGCATAGTCGGATCCTGCATCTGCAATCCATCGATCTAGTCTTGCAAAGAGGTTGTCGGTGTTTAAACGGGCATCTTCTTTTTTGGCGTGCCGGTACTTACGTTTTCCATGGATCTCAGTATCAATGACTGCGAAGTCTTCGGGACTGACTTCGATGATCTCAACATCAGGATCGTCATCATATGTGTGAGAAGACTCAAGCGGAGTTATTCGTAGCCTACGTAGTATGTCACGAGCCGCAGCTTCAGGAGCATCAGCGCCGCCTTCCATCTCATCGAAAATCATAAGCTCGCCAGTCTCGGCATTCATAATGTCGATGGCTTCTCTAATAATTCTTCTAAGCTGTCTCTTTGTAATTTTCATGCTCCACGCCCCTGTGTAATATTAATCGCCGTTATAAGATCGTCATATGTAAACTCACCAGGATACCCTGTCAATGCGTCGTCAATCGCTGTGTTATTAGAATCAGCAGTTGGCGGTATGAATAGAGAATACCCAAACTCTCGTAGTACCGCCATAAGTTCAGCCGCTTCATTGGCAGACATATTGTGGGTATCTAGCCTACCATAGCTGTCTCGAGTTTCTCGAACAATTTTCCTAAGTTGACGACGAGTAATTTTTATCTTCTTTCGCTCCACCAAAGGCGCGGCCAGGGGGAGATCTTCATCAGGGGGCAAATCCCAATCACGATCATCAGGGTCGGGGTCTTCTGACCATTCGCCTCTGGCATCCCAAAAGCCAGAGATAGCACCTTCCGGTGGCGGACGAAGATGCCAACCTTCTGCGTCAATAATCTGAAGCAATTCTGAATCGTGCACGTAAACCATTTCGGCATTCCCATTCTGTCCGGGAGTACCATCAGGATCGAAAGCACCCTTTATGTAGATTACATTAGTACCTGGGGGAAATGGTTCCCCTATCGAGTTGGCTGCACTTACAGTTTCTGGGTCAGCAATATCGTTAATGTAACGAACATCTCCATCGTTGGTGAAAACTACATCTCGCCAAGCGAAGTGTCTTTCGGGCCAACTAGGAACTGCGATACCAGGAAGTGCTTCTGCATATTCCCTAATAATCCCTCTTAGTTGTCGTCTCGTAATTTTCATTTTATAATCCCGATATTTTTCTTTGAAAGTCTCTAACGCTCATGCCTTCTTCGGCAATATAAAAGAACACGTCTTTATAAAGGCTCTTGGGCACGTTAAAAGCGTTTGTGTAACTGGCATGATCTTCGTACGTTTCTGCCCAAGCGTCTGGATTGTTTCCATACTCTGCATGAAACTCTTCTGCTTTTTCTGCAGCGGAGTCTAAAAATGACGTAGCAGCTTCGCTGTACTTAACAAGTTCTCTCATTTGATCAATCGAACCTTTACCAATGTACCGATCCCTACCTGCAGCACTGGTAACTTGATGGCCATCCGCCATGGCTTCCTTGATAATTCTTCTTAGTTGGCGTCTTGTAATCTTCATCGCTACCACGCAAACCCTGATTGCTCTAACCAGCTACCAGCAACTTCGCGGCCCTCGGTATCTGCTGCACCAGTATCGCCATACTCTTTTTGTACTGGATAAACAATCTCAAACCAGGCATCTTGGGCGCTTTGATACTCGCCTCGATCCAGCGCTATCTCTGCTTTCCTCAAGGCTTCATTCATGAAAACAGCAGCATCAATCCATCTGTCAACTTGTTCCATAGACTCTGGTGTATATAGTTGCCAGTCGCTCGGGCCTGGATAACCGTCCATACCAAAGCTGCCATCAGCATTAAAGCCGGCTGCCTGTAAGGCTGCCTGAACTTCGGGCGTTCTTGTGATGTCTTCTTTATAATCACCACCCCATTCTCTAACGATACGCCTTAATTGGCTTTTTGTGATTTTCATCTTCTCGCTCCCACCATGACAGCATCCCATACTTGAGATAAAGGCAAATCTGGTAAATCCATCTCTTCGCCGTAAACGATTGTGTCAGGTGTAGAACCAGGAAGCTGTGAAAGAACCTCATCAAGAAAGTCTTCTGCGCTAGTGAAGTAAGGGACTTCCCATTGCGTGCCAGTCTCTGAATCGGTCAGGGTAGGAAAGTCACCGGCGCTACCTAAATCCAGATACAAATCAATCTCTTCCCGCGGTTGGAATTTTCCTCCACCCATCGTGCCAAGCACATCTGGCACGCCACCGGATGGCATTGCTTCCCTAATAATTCTTCGAAGTTGTCGCTTTGTAATTTTCATTTTAGGTTCCTTAATCTTTAAGAAGGCCGGCCAAACGTTGCCATCTTTTTAAGGACACTGATTCGTCAAGACCAGGATCAAAAGGAGGCTTAAAGTTAACACCGCCAGAATCCATTTTGTCGAATACATCGTTTGGGTCAGTCTTCATATCAAATTGGGGCATGTGCTCCCTTGCAGGTGCACCAGCCGCCATACCAGGCAAGTTTGCTAAATTGTCTGCTACCTTTTCTGCAACAGTCTCAATAACGTCTTCATCCCTCATGTCCTCAGTAATACCAAAGAACCCCTGCGCCGCGGCATCAGTTCTTGCTTCAGCAATCCATTCAGGGCCCATCATTGGAAGTCCACTGTCCATATTTTGACCAACGCTACCAAGAATCATTTCTTTAATGCTGGTCTTATCTACTCCAAGAATGTTGTCTGGTAAGCCGCTTCCTCCCTTAGATGGTACCGGACCTTTGTCTACTTTACCACGGTCAGGGTCTCCCATAGTGGCTACAATAGCAACTTGTGCAACGGCCAGTTTCTCGTTAGCTGTTCCACCGGGCAGGCCAATGTCTTTAACCATTAAGTCATTTCCTGGTCCACCAATCGCAAAGACTTGGGACCAACGATGGTGACCGTCGATTACAAGGTCACCCGAGATTATAACTCTGTTTGGATCTACGGAGCCGTCTTCATTTGGGTCATTCCCATGGCCACCAGTTGGGTCTCCTGATTTAATGTTTCTTAAAGACTCCATTTTACTCAATGGCCAACCGATCGAATTAAAAATACTAATTTCGTTTTGAGTTGGTTTTGGGGAGTTTTTTGAGATTTGAATAGTGTCATCTACAACGGAGATCTTTTCCGAAGGGTCGTTTGTTTGGGTAAGGAAATCTCGAACTTTAGAGTCTGATCCCTCAGGGCTATTAAGGAAATCTTTTACTTCAATAACGCCTTCTGACGTATCTAGCTCGTTCTCAAGAACTTCAATGGCTTCTTGATCAGTTAGGGTATCTCCCTCGGAGGTAGCATATCCTCTAGAATCCTGTCGACGCTCTAAGAGGGTTTGCCTAATAATCCTTCTTAACTGATTTCTAGTAACTTTCATTTGTTATCTCGGCGAATATTGGTCAAGTGTAACGGGGCCGTGATACTCCATTATGTAACCGTCCGCTGGTGCTGGACCCGCAGAGCTTATGCTTATGTTGTTTATGTCTAAGATTTGGTTAATCTCAATGAAGTCATAAAGGTCTTCAAGGACATGGACATCATCATGTAATTCGCCGTGTTCTAACAGGTCTTCAACCATGTATTCCATTTTCATATCATGTTCAGGGTCATAAGGAACTCCAGGAGCCCAGTCCTCTACTCCCATTCCAGCTTGATTTTGCGCGAACTCTTTTGTAGGTAGCCCTCCACCTTTCCCAAGCTGTTCTAAGACGAACTTACGAAGTTCAGTGATCTCCATTACTTCGGGTTCAGTAACCTGTTCGTCGGCTCCATGGTGAACATGAGCGATGTCAAGCGCTAATTCAATGTTCTCGCCACCAGACCATACATCCTCATCAGGCTCTACATCGGCAGGGTGATCATAATCAATCGGGCTCTCGGCCTGCTCTCGCAACATTCTACCGCGGCGGGCTAGAACCCTTAGAGCTTCATTCATTCTATTCGGCATTTTAATCTCCAAGTGTTAAATCTAATTATTAGTCTCGAATCTATTTTTTGGTATTTAGGGGACCTTTAGGGGGCCCGGGGGCCCAGGGCAAAAAGCAAAAAATGCGGCTGGCCCCGCCGGCCGCTTTAACAGGCTAACCAGAGAACTCACCACATTGATATAGTTATTTGGGTTAATCGCTACAGTTCTGCAAAATCATTGCATTCTGTCAGCTTCTCCACAAGGGTCAGATCCACATAACTCATTCCCTTTAGAGTCAATTGTAATTGAATACGCCCACGAGAGAGAGTGTAGTATGGCTTTCCATCAATATACTCATTCGTGGTGATCCTCGCCCACAGATGCT